TACCGGTTCTTAGGCACCTGGAATCGCACGACTCGCCAAAGACAGCGGGTGAGGATCATAGCGACTGGGAATCCTCCTGTTGATGCTCAAGGACAGTGGGTCATCAAGTACTGGGGTCCATGGCTCGACCCAAGGCATCCAAACCCAGCAAAACAGGGCGAGTTACGCTGGTACATCGTCGGACCTGATGGCGAAGACATGGAGGTAGACGGACCCGATCCTGTAGAAATCACGTACGAGGGAGGAGAAACCGACTTAGTTTACCCAAAATCCCGCACTTTCATCCGAGCAAGGGTCGAAGACAACCCCAGACTCATGGAGACTGGGTATCGGCGCACCTTACAGGGGTTGCCAGAACCCCTGCGTTCACGGATGTTGAGAGGAGATTTCGGTGTCGGTCAAGAAGATCACGAATGGCAAGTTATCCCGACGGACTGGGTGTTGGCGGCGCAAGCCAGATGGGCCTCCACCTTTGAGGCATTCCTGGAGAAGCAAGAGAAAGCACGTCTGGAGAAGATCCACGAGGAGATAGACAAGGAGGAAAAACCTGAGGAGGCCTCAGAAATAGCGGAAGACCTGGCGTCTGCGTCCAACCAACGGCTCCCGCCGCCACTATTCAGTCGGCCCGCGTCTGAGGATCTGCCCCGCCGCAAGGGTGGAGAAGACATCCCGATACCAGAATCACTCCTAGGATTCTCTGGGACAGACACCTACGCGATCACACAGCATAACATCGCGAAGAAGCTACCTCCTGCGCCAAAAACCAATCAAGAACTGCAGATCAGGCTAGCAACTGCTGAACGCGAGAGCGCTGTTGGCGTAGACGTGTCACGTGGTGGCAAGGATGAGACCATCATCGTCGACAGATTAGAGAACTGGTTTGCCAATCTCTTAGCGGTTCCTGGAAGACAAACCAAGGATGGTAACCAGATCATCCAGCTCCTGATCGATCACGGGTTTGCGAAGCGACGCATTCAGATTGACGTAACTGGTGTCGGCACAGCTCCTGTCGATATCGGCAAAATGATGCAGATGGACATCATTCCGATGATCATGTCAGAGAAGTCCATCGCAAAAGATCGCTCTGGCAAGCTAGGTTTCGCGAATTCTCGAGCGGAATGGTGGTGGAAATTCAGAGAAGCCCTTGATCCAGACCTGGGAGAGGACTTAGCTCTGCCACCCGATCCGGGACTCTTGGCTGATCTAACTGCGCCTCTGTGGTCCCTAACCCCCCGAGGGATTTTGGTGGAGCCCAAGGAGCATGTCAAAGCCCGACTGGGACGATCACCTGATAAGGGCGATGCGGTTGTCATTGCTCATGCACGTCCTCATGTCGTTGGAGCGGGTTTCATTGCGTACATGCAGGAGGAAGTGTCTCGCGTACGCAAGATGGAGGCCGAAATAGCCGAACAACGCCCAGGCCAGCGATGACCGAACCTCCTGCTCCGCTACAGCCCTCCCCTGGAGGTATTGCTGGCATAATCAGCCAGATCCTGGGGTATATTGACTCTCCCTGGAAAGCGGCAGTAGTAATCCTGCTGTTCATTATAGGAGGGACTGGATGGGTACTCTACGAGAATCGTGAAGCGATTATCGAGTCGTGGTTGACTCCTGACCAGGTTGTGCTCAAGACTCACGAGATACCGCAAGCACTTAGCCATTTAGTTGAGCAGACTGGAGCCGATTTAGTGCAGATTTGGTCGATTGACCTAGGCAGCAATTCTCAAAAGTTCATTGCAGCTAGGCGACGCGATGGAGAACGTCCTGTCATTCCAAATCCTCGCCGTCTACCTGTTATCGTGACCACTTCAGATATGCGAAAACTTGTACAAGTACTCGAAGGTAGCCCGGTCTGTGTTGATTTGTCGGAAGAGAAGGGGCCTCTAAGCAGACGCCTATTTGAGCGCAACATGAGGCGTGGATGTGCTGTTCCGATTCCACCACACCACACTGCGTTTGTTGGGGTGATCTATTTAGCGTGGGCGCAGCCACCAGAAGAGATTGCTGAACAAGCCGCAGTGGGCACTGCACGTGAGATAGCTGCAAAGTTGGCGACTCAATGAGTATTATCACTGAAAATCCCAGACTAGTTGTCGACGTGGTTGAAATGTCGCTCAAGGGGAGCGAGTTCGCCGCTGAGGCGTGGAAAATCATCCGGCGTAGTCTTTTGAGCGAGACGAGTCCTGATGGTGAGGAGCTCGATCGACTCGAAGAGTTGTTTGATCGGGCAAAAGATGACATGGAAGGCCCTGGTCTCCGTGTCGACCTGAGTAAAGAAAGGATCTATCTGTGAGCAACAACCAGCAAACCATCGAATTGTCCGACGATGCCGACGAGAAGATCAAACAGGCCCTAACCAACTCGAATAAACTAGCATCTCAGCTGGTCGAAGAGAAGAAGTTCTTCGGAGCCAAAGCAGCTTTGTGTCGAGCACTATCCTCGAGCCCGGAGAACTTCCAGCTGTGGGCAAACCTATCGTCCGTGATGTGGGGTATGGGAGCCTACGATGAGGCTCTGCTCTGCGCTCAACGCTCTCTGGACTACAACCATCATCCTGAACCCATGAGTAGGGTGTCAGGCCTGTTGTCGATGGGCAACGTCCAGATGTCTCTGGGGAAATACCGGGAGGCTGATAAGGCCTTCTCCGAGGCTCTGAAAATCGATCCGGACAGACGCGACGCCAAATGGAATCTGAGCCTGCTGAACCTTTTGGTAGGAAACTACGAGAAGGGGTGGAAGAACTACCACTTGCGGATCGAGAAGGACTTCTTCGAAATCGAGCGGGACTTGCCGAGTAAGCCCTGGGTGGGGCAGTCCTTGGCTGGCAGGTCGATCAGGATCCTGCACGACCAAGGTATTGGCGATACGATCATGTATTCCCGATTCCTCGAGCATGGATGCTTTGATAACGCTGAGTCTGTCTATTTCTCAACAGTGCCCCAACTGGTTCCTCTCCTATGGGACTTCCAGGATAGAGGGATTCAGCTCCTGCATGCCGGAGCCCCTATTGTCAAAACCGACTACCATGTCCATCTCGGGACGATACCTGCAGTTCTCAACCTCAGCCTGAACGAGGTGCCCAGACCGTCAAAGACAATTAGGAACAGGGTCCTAGCCGACGTGGTTGATCATACGATCAAGGTTGACATTCCCGAACCTCAGGTCAAGCCAGCTCTCAAGATCGGTCTCTGCTGGTCCGGTCGACCTGACTTCCCGCGCAACAAGGATCGCTCGGTTCCTCTCAAGACATTATGCTCGCTGGCGGACAGCCCGTTCTTCTGGCTCTATAGTCTGCAAGTTGGGCCACAATCGGCGGAGATAGCCGAGATCGGGATGGATCGATTCATCCACGACCTGTCTCCCCAGCTGGATGTGTGGACGCATACGGCACTTGCCATCATGAAGATGGACGTAGTTGTGACCTCCTGCACCTCCATCGCTCATCTGGCAGGAACTCTCGGTGTACCCACGTACGTGATGCTCTGTAAGGAGCCCTACTGGCCCTGGGGTGCATCAGGCGAGAAGACTCCGTGGTATCCCTCGGTCACCTTAGTCCGGCAAAAGAGGTGGAATGACTGGGGTCCAGTCGTCGATAATGTACGTACCCGCCTGATGCGGGAACTCGGGAAGAAGGTGCAGCCATGATCCGTACTTACTTCCCGGGGGTCTACAACGTCCGAAACCAGCAGCAGGCGAAAGCTGTCATCCTGACTCCCCAGTCAGGTCAGACAACAGACGAGCGCTGGGAGAGGGAGACTCCGTACCTCAGCAGGCTGATATTTCAACAGTGCTCTCCTCAAGGACTGGATACCCGCGTACTCGATTACGGCTGTGGCATTGGTAGGATGTCTAAGGCCATGATCGAGGCCTATGACGCCTATGTTCTTGGCGTAGACATCAGCTATACGATGCGGGCTCTGGCGGTCGACTATGTCAAGGATAACAGGTTTGCTACGTGCTCTCCTGAGTACCTCAACCTAGTCAACTTGGACGGAGGAGCCTTCGATATCGCATTGGCTGTGTGGGTTCTCCAGCACTGCCTGAATCCCGAAGATGACATAAAGCAGATAGCTTTGGCTTTGCAGAAGCGTGACGGCTGCCTATTCGTCGTGAACGAACGACGAAGAGTCGTCCCGGTAGAAGCCGAGCCAATGATGATGTGGGAGGATGACGGTATCGACATCCGCAACCTCCTCCACGAGATCTCTTACCAGGTTGTCCGGGAGGGTATGATGGACCCCTTTGTCGTCGGAGAGGAGGTCAGCCGGAACACATTCTGGGGCATATATCGGTTCTAAATGCCTCGGATGGTTAAATTATGGTCGCTCTAAAGATTTCTCTTGAGGTCCAAGAGGAACGTGTTTCATAATATACCAGAATAGGTCCTAACAACACTGAGCTGAAGGGTAAGGCTTAGGTAGTGGCAGCAATCCCTCCTGGAGCAAGAGTGACGTCTTTAGCCGGTATGGCTAGGAGAGCCACGCAAGTTGCTCGGTATGTGATTACCGGAGTCGAACCTACGACATGGTTCGGCCCGATGCAACCATTAGCCCCAATGGCTCCTCAGGACCAGGAGGGAGTCAAAGGCCGTCGGTACGATTACCCGACGGGCGTCAACCTCAACTATAATCCTCGCTCAAACGAGCCGGTTTCCTTCGGTGTCTTGCGAGCTCTGGCAGATAATTGCGACCTGGTTCGGATTGCGTTAGAGTCCCGTAAGGACCAGATGTCGTCTCTGGACTGGACCATCCGACCGAGGGAAGCAGGTAGAGGCGACCCTAAGCTCTGGGCCAAGCAAGGAGCAGATGCCAATCCAAAGCTCCCTCAGGAGACAAAAGATCGGATCAAGACGATCACGGACTTCCTTCAATATCCCGACCGCGAGCTGCCTTGGGATCAGTGGCTCAAAGCGTGGATGGAGGATGTCTTCGTCATCGACGCAGCCTCGATATGGCGCAGACGTGCTCGTGACGGCACGCTGTACGCCCTCGAGCTGATCGATGGAGCGACGATCAAGCCCCTGTTGGCTGCAGACGGTCGCAGGCCGATGCCTCCCGATCCTGCATACCAGCAGATTCTGCACGGTATTCCAGCAGCAGACTTCACGACGGAAGAGCTGCTCTACCTCCCCTGGAACTACCGTACACACGACATGTACGGCTATTCGAAGGTCGAGCAGATCATCGTCACGATCAACACGGCCATCCGTCGTACACTATTCCAACTCTCCTACTACACCGAGGGATCGCAGCCCGACGCTTTCATGGGGCTCCCAAAGGAGTGGAACCTCCAGCAGATCAAGGACTTCCAAGACTGGATGGATGCCCTCCTCTCAGGGAATCTGGCAACCAGACGCCGCCTTCGTATGGTCCCCGGGGAGTTCAAGTACCAGGAGACCAAGTCTCCTCCGCTAAAAGACATCTTCGACGAGTACCTGGCGCGAGTCATCTGCTTTACCTTCGCCATTGCTCCGGATCCGTTCATCGAGCACGTCAGTCGAGGCGTTGTCGAGAAGTCGAACACTCGAGCTCTCGAGGCCGGTTTAGAGCCGAATCAGTCCTACGTGAAGACGGTCATGGACCGTATTATCGTAGAAGACTTCAAGTCGCCCGATCTGGAGTTCAAGTTCGTTGAGATCCGAGAGCAGGATCCGAAGACTGCGATGGAGATCGACACTGGCTATGCGAAGGCCGGAGTCCTCGCGATCGACGATGTCCGTCTGCATCTGGGCAAGGAGCCTTTAGGAGGCCCATTTTCAACGCCGATGGTCCTGACGAAGCAGGGCTACATCCCGATTACGACGTTTACGAGCCCGGACGCGGCTGCGAGGCTAGCAGCCTCAGGCGATCCAGGAGCTCAGAACGTCGTTGGTCAACAGAGCGACAGTACTATTGTTCCGAAGGAAGAAGACAAGCAATCTCAGGATGCAAAGCCGGCTGAGAAGGTGCTCATATCTCAGACGATGTTCGACAAGGCCGTCAACGAGGAGGCCTCTCAGTCGGGCTATGCTCCCTGGCCTATCGAGTTCGAAGACCTCAATGCTGACGGTCTGCACGACGGCATTCGTCGCCGGAAGCAGAAGGGTCGGTTGGAATACGTGTCGGATGAGACCCCGCAGACAACAGCTGCGGCAGTGGGCTCTCTGATGCGGTTCAGGTGAAGCGTCCCAGGACCTACAACAACCACTTGGAGGAAGTAACATGCCCGAAATTCAACCCGATGACCAGCGAGCCCTTCGGCCTGCACTGATTCCGACGATCGATATGAAGGCCCATCATCCCGGTCAGGAATTCTGGACCTCGACAGCACGCCTCTACAAGGCCGACGGCGACGGCATCGTCCATGACGTGCGCAGCACCGACATCCTCGAGATGAAGGCCACCTATGGACTCGACTTTGCTGAGGAAATCGCGACGACCGCGGTCTCCGGCGCAGGCCCGGGTATCCAGAGCATCCGTTCGGAATCGGCGGCCGCGGACGCGTTGGACATGGAGATGCGTCTACGTACGGGTCAGCATGCCGACCGTATACTCGCCCCGGGTGAGTCTCCAGTCGTCCAAGGCGCCGTAATCGACGCTACGATCGGCAATCGGATGGCCACTGAGAATTGGGAACGAGCTGCATCTCAGTCGGATACTGGCGTTCCGATCTACGAGGTACCGGCCGATCAGGGCCCGGGCGGGACCGAACCCCCGGTCGAACCGGTGCTCGGCGCCCCTGTGAATATCGACGTCCCGTACGTCTCCGGGACCGGCACGGTCGGCGAGACTCTCAGCTGCACGATGGGCAACTGGGAAGGTGAGCCAACCAGTTACGCTTACGACTGGAAGAGCAAGGGCGGGGGTCTCGAGGAGACCATTGCCGAAGGTCCGGACTATGTTGTCCAGAGCAAGGACGTAGGCAAGAGCATCACCTGCACCGTTGAAGCGGCCAACAGCGCCGGCAGGACCAAAGCTCCGCCGTCGAACGCTGTCGAGGTGACCGGCTAGCAGCCAGCCGGTAGCTCGACTAGCAGGTACGGTCTGGTCCTCTCCGCTCGCCAAAGCCACACCAGACCGTACTTGCCCCTACTCACTACAGTGACGTCAATATAGTTCAACATGCAAACGGCTCCAACGAAAGAGAAGATTTCACAGGCCCAGGCGCGGTATATGCCGCAGTCCCCGAATTGGACTGCCATGAGGTGCTACATTTGCACCATGTATCGTGCTCCTGGAGGCTGTGACCTAGTTGAAGGTCCAATTTCCCCTGATGGGGTGTCCGACTATTTCCAGTTGGACCTGCGTTTCGATGTCGAGAAAGCTGGCCTGCCGCTGGCAGCCTTGGAAAAGAGGGACGGGACAATGCAAGGCAACGATCTTCGGATGTTTCTGCCCATCACCAAGGTGGATGCGGTCAACCGTCTGGTGTACGGCTTGGCTACCGCGGAGGTGCCGGATCGAGCAGGCGAGATCTGCGACTATGATGGCACCAAGCCGTACTACGAGAAGTGGTCGGCTGACATCGCCAAGGCCTCGGATGGCAAGTCCCTCGGCAACGTCCGGGCCATGCACGGCAAGTCGGCTGCGGGCGTCCTGAAGGAGCTACACTTCAACGATAGCCTCAAGCAGATCGAGGTGTGCGCCAAGATCGTCGACGACCAGGACTGGTTGAAGGTCCAGGAAGGCGTCTACACCGGTTTCAGCCAAGGCGGCGGCTATGTCAAGCGCTGGACCGACTCTGCCAACCCCCGCCTGACGCGTTACATCGCCGATCCGATCGAACTGAGCCTCGTCGATATCCCCTGCCTCCCGACGGCAACCTTCCAGCTGATCAAGTCGGTCGGTCCGGTTCCCGAGGTCGAGATCCGTTCGTTCGTGACTGTCGATAACGAGCAGGGAGTGCAGGAAGCCTTCCAAAAGCTTCATTCCGGTCAGCTCGACGCCGAACTGTCAAAGGAAGCCGCTGCCGACGACCTGAATAAGGCCGGCGGAGAAGACGACAAGGATAAGAAGCTCCCGCCATTCATGCAGGAGAAGGACAAGGAAGAGGACGCCAAGGATAAGGGCGCTGACGAAGATAAGGAGAAGGCCGAGAAGACCCTCGCTGAGAGTGGCCTCAGCAAGGAGCAGATCGAAGCCTTCTGGACCTTGCCGACCAACGTCCAGGCGTCCGTCCTCGAGGAAATCAAGAAGGCAATGCATCAGCCGGGTCGCGAAGAGTCAGCTACGGCTGAAGCGGCAGCGATCGCCAGAACATCCGGTCACGTTCCCGATCTGCCCAGCATGACCGGCTCGTCGGGAACCGGCAACGGCGAGCCGAATTGGCGCCGTGATGCGACAGCAGTCGATCCGGGCGCAACGAACAAGGAACACGAATCCGGCGCCCACGAGCACGAGCCGAAGACCCGCGAGGGCAATCCTGACAATAGCGCCGGTGGCGTCAACAGCGATCAAGGCTCCGGAAGCCCGGGTGGAGGACAACCCGGTGTATCCAAAAGTGCCGACGGGACCGGTGGTACGGAAACTCCTCCGGCGGATCTCAATCCAGGCCTTCGGCAATACTGGCTTGCGAAGGACAATAAACCCTTTGCGAAGAAAGCGGACGCCGTAGCCTGGAATCAGGAGCTAGATCGTCAGCAGATGATGAAGGAGCTGACAGCTCCTGCAGACGCAGCGATGGCGAGCCTCCGCGAGGCTCTCGACTCCGTCGATGGAGGTACCGTCAAAATCTCCGACGCCCAGGCATTCGACAAGGCCTGGCAGGCAGCTGTGGCCGGCCAACAGACCCGTTCCGGGATGATTCCGCTCGGCAAGGTCTACAATTCAGTCGACGAACTTCCGGCGGCCGTCAAGGAGCACTTCACGAGTGCCAATAAGCAGCGCCAGTGGATGCATGTCTGGAACAGCGTCTACAAGGAGAGCGGCGACGAGCAGAAGGCTTTTGCCCAAGCGTGGTCGGCCGCCGAGAAGGCTCTCAATGACGAGCAGCTCGAGAAGCAGTTGAAGCCACATGGCAACGTCCCGTATGCCGATCCAGGCCTCCTGAAGGGCGGAAAAAGCCTCTATCCGCTGGACACGTCGGCTCATGTTCAGGCATCTTGGACGTTCATGCAGATGCCTCGCAATATCGGCAAGTACACCCAGTTACAGCTGATGCAGGTTCGCAAGGCGATCAGCGAAGCCTGGCTCGAGAAGGTCAGCAAGGAAGGACCTCCCGATGCCTCGACGATGAAGGGCATCGAACTGCTCGAGACGATGGGCAGCTGCATCTCCAAGCACCTCTATGATGTCGGCGAGGTTGCCTGCTCGATCCTCCGCCTCTACGACATCAAGGAATGCCTCGCACTAGAGGCGATTCGCGAAGGTGACAATTCGCCGATGGCCGCCGAGCTCGAGCGCAACATCTCGAACCTCTGCATGTTCCTACGTCGGCTCGTCGAGGAAGAGACCTCCGAGCTCGTCATGGGCACCGAGGACATGGGCGACTACGGCGACCAGGGAACAGCACTTGTCGTCTTGACTCGAGCCGCCGTCGGGCCGAATGCCTCCTATCTGCATGGTCTGCTCGACAAGGCAGTCGGCAAGGCCGAGGAGGAGGCCGAGGAGGAAGCCAAGAAGAAGGGCTTCCAGTATAAGAAGAGCCCTGCAGTACGGCTCATCGATGCCCTCGAGAAGGTCGGCCGGCGTCTCGGCCAGGTCAACCGGATGCATCTGCAGGCAGCCCACGACCATGTCTCTGCGATGACCGACGGCGATGTCTGCATGGATGCCGATGTCGACAAGTGGGTGTCGAAGGCTGGTGCAGCCCTATCAACCTCGACGCGCAGCTCACTGAAGAAGATCCACGACGGGATGGCAGATCTCGGAGCCGACTGCGCAATGTCGAAGGGAGTCCTCCTGCGGTCGACCGACGAGGAGATCGGGTCGTTCGAGAAGTCGATGGGTTTCGGCGAAGGCGCTCTGTCGAAGATGGCGGAGGAAAACATCGTCCTGAAACGCGTCATGGGCAACCTGACCGGCCAGGTTCAGGAGCTCGTCAATCGGGTGAAGGACCTCGAGAAGATGCCCGAGCCTGCTCGCGGAGTCAAGCGGATCATGCCCGGCGTCGTTGCGGTCGAGAAGGGAGGCGATACAACCATCTCGTATTCGGGGAGGGGTTCGGTCCCGAGTGCCGGCAACGTCGATACGCCCGAGATGGTGAAGCGCTATCTTGATGGCCTCGATCCGCAGACACGAGCCCTCGAGCTGATCAAGGCAGCCCAGCGCAACCCCGTTCTGGTCACCCGGAACTAACTACGCCACCAACCGCAGATACGAGCACTCTGCGTTCCCTTAACCCAAGGATCAAACCATGCCAGTACCCAGCATCTGTCGAGTGGTCCAATACACTCTTGGCGAAGACGACGCGGCCAAGATCAACAAGCGTCGTGCGGACGCCCTAGCCAATATGGCGACTCATCAGGAGAACTCCGACGGCTCGATCGTCCATGTCGGCAACGATGTCAGTGCAGGCGAAGCCTACCCCATGATCATCACGAAGGTCTGGGGCTCCGGCGCCGACCTGAATGAGGCGACGCTCGTCAACGGGCAGGTGCTGCTCGACGGCAACGATCTGTTCTGGGTGACCTCCGTTGCAGCAGGCGATAGCCAGCATCAGTACCAGTGGCCTCAGATGGTCGCTCAGGGCGCCACGGCTCCGCCAGTCCAGCAGGTGTTGGAGCCCGTCAATGCGCTGAGCGCACAGGAGGTCGAGAAGCTCCGCTGGTTGGCGGACGCTCTCGAACGAGGCTTTCTGGGTCCGGCTCTCACAGCACCTGGAACTACCCCCCAGCAGCTTGCAGCCATGCGCCGAGCCAACGCCGGCGAGCTTCTCCCGGATAATCGACCGGGTCACCAGATTCGCACGCGCGAGCTGGCAGGCGGCTCTCCGGGTGTTGGACATCCCACGCGTGTGGGTCCGACAATGACGCGGTTCCACCCACACAACCCGAATCCGTAACTCCACCCCCGACCTACGCCCCAACACCTACGGCATCCCTCGAGGAGCGAAACATGGCAGCGGAAGAATTCAGACGGCCCGATCGCGAGGTCATCGAGCACTACCAGATCCCGGCGACGAGGTCCGGATTCATCAGCCGCCACTTCGCTGATCAGTCGCACCTATGCGACATCTGCAAAGGCGATGACCATTCGACGACGGTCGGCAACGATGGCCGGCCTCTGCCCGAAGGGCCGCAGGAATATCTCAAGATGGCTGCGGAAGGCTACGAGCCCCCAGTCATCGTAGGCTCCCAACCTCTGCAGGCGCCTCAGGGTGCTACGGGATACCAATCATCCGATTCCATGTCGGCTGTCGCTGCTTCCGGGGACGGAAGTGGAGCAGCCGGCGAACACGGCAGCGAAGCAGAACCGGGGACGGGAAACTGAGCTGCTGACCCTGGCCATACCGGCCGAACCACAACTGTCACTCAACGGAGAAGGCCATGCAAGGAAGTGCAGGCGATCTCTCCCGCGAAACGCTCGACCTATTCAAAGGTTCACTGGGTCAGCCACTCGCAGGAGACATGCTGATGGGAGGGGGCCTCCAGAAGGGGGTTACCATCTCGACGGGACTCACTTGGTACAACCTCGAGATCCCGGCCAAGAACATCTACCCGACGATCACCCCGCTCCGGAATTCCATTCCGCGCGTGGGTCCGCGGGGAGCAGGTACGCAGCATCCCGGCGATGCAGCACACTGGAAGGAAATCCGCAGCCTGGTCGGTTCCGGATACGATTCCATGGGCTGGGTTCCGGAAGGTCAGCGCTCGGGGACGATGTCGTACACCTCGGTGCCGCGAGCCGCAACCTACGTAACGCTGGGCGAGGAAGACTACCTCACCTTCGAAGCGGAAGCTGCTGCGGAAGGCTTCGAGGACGAGAACGCCATGGTGACGTTCCGTCTGCTGCAGAAGATGATGCGGAAGGAGGAAACCGGCATTCTCGGCGGCAATGCGACGCTCGCCCTCGGGACGCCTGCCACGCCTTCGGTCGCGGCGGTTGCGGATACCGGCTCGACGCTGGGCTCGGCAACCTACGACGTGATCGTCGTCGCGCTGACGCTGGAGGGCTACAAGAACAGCTCGCTGGCGGGTGGCGTTGCGACAAGCCGGGTGGTTACCGGCGCCGACGGAAAGACCTTCACCCTCTCGGGTGGATCGTCTCAGAAGTCGGCGACTTCGGCAACCCAGGCAATCGTGTCCGGCACCAATCATCTCGCGTTCTGGACGACTCCGGTCGCGGGTGCAGTTGCGTACGCTTGGTACATCGGGACGGCCGCTGCGGAGACGCTGCAGGTCATCACGACCCAGGCGAACGGCTCGCTGGCGGTCCCGATCGTCGGTGGTCGGCAAGCTGCGACGGCGATCACTGCCGACAACAGCCGGAATCAGACGCTCGCCTACGACGGTCTGCTGTCGATCGGCTTCAATCCGGTCAACAACGCCATGGTCACCTTCATGACCCCTGGTGCCTTGGGTGTGCCGGCGGCTCTGACATCTTCGGGTCGCGGTTCGATCGAAGAGATCGACACGATGCTCGAGAGCATGTGGGATCTGTACCAGCTCGGGCCCTCGGTGATCTACGTCAATGCCCGCGAGCAGCGCAACATCGCGGACAAGGTGCTGTCGAACACCGCCGGACCGCTGCTGCGGTACGACGCGAATTCGTCACCGGGCGGGCCGTATGCCATCACCGCCGGCGGCGTGATCGACTACTACTTCAACCCATTCTCGCACGAGGCCGGCTACAAGCTGCCGATCAAGATCCATCCGGATCTGCCTCCCGGGACGATGATGGGTTGGTGTGAGCGTCTACCGCCGTGGTACCAGTCGAACGAGGTGCCGAATGTCGCGGAGATGAAGATCCGCCGCGACTACTATCGGGTCGACTGGCCGCTGCGCACCCGCCAACGGGAATACGGGGTCTACGCCGAGGAGGTGTTGGCCGTGTACGCCCCGTTCGCGATGTTCATCCTGACGAACATCCCGGACGCCTAAGGATCGACGGATTGGGAGCTCCGGGGACGGTGCTCCCAATCCCCCACCTTCTACCCCACGAATTTAGTTCAACATGAAGTTAGGCGATCTCACCACGCTAGGGAATCTCAAGGACTGGTTGGCAACCTCCAACTACGTCCAAGGGACGAGCTCTGGCGTCTCAATTGATCGCCTGTATGCACGAATGATTTCAAGGGTCAGCGCCGACATCCTAGCCTACCTCGAGCGCCCCTGGCTCTTGCCGAAGGATTATGTCAACGAGCAGTACAGTGGCTCGGGGGGTTGCACAGTTATCCTCCGCAATTACCCTGTTCTGTCCGTCTCATCTGTTTCGGCCTGTGGGGTAGTCATCTCGCCCTCTTCAACACTGATACCTTCCAACGGGTATACACTGTCAGCCTGGAATGGACAGCCTCCGGGGTCCCACCAGAAGATCGTAGGAGCTCCCTTCCAAGCGGGAAGCCAGAACATCCTAGTCTCATATCGGGCAGGCTACCAAGTCACGAACGAGGCCTACGATATCCCAGCAGCCTCCGGGTCTAACTCGACGACGAAGATTACGCTGAACCAGCTCTATGGGATCTGGGCACAAGACGGAGGAGTAGTATACGCCTCAGACAATACACCCTTCGTCAGGGTGACAGATCCTCCGACGGCAGTCGGACAGTATCGCGTCCTCCCTGTAGATGAAGGCTCTCCTCTGAGTGAACCTGGGATCTATGAGTTCTACAAGGATGACGCGGCCGCTTCAGTTCTGATTACCTACGGCTTCATCCCGGCCGCCTTGGAAGAGGCTGCTCTGCAATACGTAGCAGAGCGTCTTGCCTACCGGTCGCGCGTGGGTGAGATGTCGAGAACCGTTCAGCAGCAGGTGACCGTCCGATACGACTTGTCCGATATACCAGCGCAGATCAAGCGTCAGCTCCAACCTTTCAAATCAACCCTACCGATCTAGCATGTAGTATGGCCGACGGAATCCGCGTAGACGTAAATGTCATTTCTCTGCAGGAGAAGTTCAGAGAGCTGCCTGCCCTCACAAAGCAAGAGGTGATGGCGGCGATGCGTGTGATTACCGGCAAGTTGAAGGCAGCGGCTGAGACCAACATAGGTGAGATGTTCTCGGACCTGCATAGCGCTACGAGACCTGGTCATGTTCATCTGGCGCAGGCCTTATCGACTGCTGTGTACGATGAGGGCGAGACCGTCATAGGTGAGGTATGGGTCGACCATGAAGAGGTCCCCTACGCCAACATCCTGGAGATGGGTGGAGTAATTCCTGCACATCTCATCAAGCCTCGTAACGCCAGTGCTCTGGTATTCCCTACCTCCACCCTGAAGGAGTTCCAGCAGGGCGGTGAGACTACGATGGATGAGTTTGTCGTTGCCTTCCAGGTGCACCATCCAGGCGGCAAGATGGCCCCGTACTACTACCTACTGAGTGCGCTCACGGAGATGGCTAGAGAGGCCAACAATGACATCGAGCTGGCAGTCATAAGGGCGATCAACAGGTCGGGTCTCAACTCCGGCGTCGGCCTCGTGAAGGGCTAGCAGGCGCAGATATGACACTCCGGATATCGCCTACTTCGACTGCTTCGCTAGCCACCTCTCGTGAGCAGATCTTCCAGGCTCTGTTTGACCTACTGAAGGAGTCCCAGTTCCCTCAGCAGATTCGGGGACACAGCACCTGGCAGGGATCGGCTCGGAGGTTCGTTGATGGAAATCAGATCCCTCAGGAGAGCATGCCGTTCTTGGCTCAGTTCGAAGGTATGCCGGAAATATACGAGCAGCCAGGTTTCCACATGCCGCCCGTCCGCTGGCTGGGAGCTCGGATCTTCGGCTGGTGCAGCGTCAATTCCGGAGACTCGGAAGAGCTCGGAACCAGGTATGTCACCTGGATGTTGGAGGCGATCGAGAGCGCCATCGACGGTGATGCAGCTGGCTTTGGTTTCCCGAACAATTGTACATTGGGCAACCTTGTCCAATACGTGAAGATTCAAGGGGCTATTCTGAGGTACACTGGAGATACAGACTCGCAGGCCATGGTCTGTGTCCCCATCAAGATCCTATGGCCATAGCTAACTAACTACTACAACGCCAAAAGACCTCTGAGGAGTTAAGACATGGTCGCCACTACCCAGATGCAACTCGGCTTCGGATCGGGGGTCTTCTTCGTCACCCGCACCGACATCGCCGACGCAACGCCAGTGCAGCTGATGGCTCTGCAGGACATCACGATTACCTTCACCGGTGATCTGCGTGACCTGTACTCGCAGGGTCAGTTCCCGATTGCCGTTGCCCGGGGCAAGACCAAGATCGAGGGTAAGGGCAAATACGCCTTGATCTCGACGCCGGTCTACAACTCTCTATTCTTCGGTCAGACCGTTGCTGCCGGGCAGACTCTGACGCAGTTCGCGGAGGCTCGCAATATCGCGGCCACCATTACGGCTTCGCAAGGAGCGACCTGGACCTTCGACCTCGGCGTATTTGTTCCCAGCACCGGCGCCAGGATGACCAAGGTCAATACGACCGCCACACTGTCCGCCGGCCAATACAAGGCAGCCACAGGAGGCGTCTACAATTTCTTCACCGGTGACGTCCCAACGAGTCCGGCGGTCTTGCCTATCCAGATCTCGTACGAGTATACGGTCGCCGGCGGCTTCACCTTGGACGGCGGAAATCCGTTCATGGGTACGACGCCCGTATTCCGAGGGGACTTCTACCAGCCGTACGGCGGCAACTCTCTGAACCTGACCCTCTACAACTGCGTTGGCACGAACATCGGTCTGCCGACTACGGTCGACAACTTCGTGATCAACGACTTCGGGTTCGGTGCGTTCGCCGGCTTCGACGGCTCGACCTTCAAGCTGAGCACGAACCAGTAACCACCGCAGCCGACAACCAGCCGGCTGAACACAGGAGCATAGACTCGGATGTCCGACTTTCCAGTCTTGACGGCGTCCTATAATACGCAGGGACCTACCCAGGAAGACCTGCGTAAGGCTCGCGAGCAGATCCTGGCGGATCTTAAGAAGGTCGAGCAGACGGATGAGTACGTTGTCTTCGTAGTCGGAGACAAGAAGTACCAGATCCCCGAGCTGCACTTCCACATAATCCGCCAGGTCTGGGGGTACATGGGATTCGTCGCAGCAGGACGGGATGTGGTCGAGCGCATCGACGCGATCCTCCGGATCCTCTCTGTCATCCTCACGTCCGACGAGGAGGTAGCCGAGAGAGCCCTCGCCTCCGAGGGTACCCAGGCTGATGCGATGGACCGTAAGCATGCCGAGCTGTGCAAGGACTTAAAGACGAGTCAATGGCGAATGCTGACGGCCTCCTATGGTGCCCTAATGATCAAGTCCTCCCTCCTGACGGAGGAGGAATGGGCACCCAAGCTGCCGGAGTCGGAGCCCTCGCCGGGGGAAGCCGAGGCCTCCTCGGGTTCAAACGGGGAGGCGGAATCGGCTGGGTCGAATCCCTCCTTCAGCGGCGAGGGAAAAGCATCACAGACTCCGTCCAACGGGCACCTGACCCTGGAGGAGTTCCTGATGGAGACGGACTCCCCGACTTTGATGCAATAATCGCCCGACTCGTCTCTGAAGGCGTCGAGGGAGGATCCTGGGATCGCATCAACAGGAGATGGTCCTACAGAAGATATAAGGCTTTGCTGGCGGAGTGGAAGAGGCGACCTTCACTTCGCCAGTGGGCTGTTGGGTACTTCAGTTGGGACCCGGATAAACAGGAGGCAGCTACAAACCTTCAAGCCAAGCTTAAGCAGAACATGCAGGGAGGTTCTCCTGCGCTAACTGAAGCAGACGATCCTTACACGAATGTCATTCGTATAGGCGAATGGCTCAAGAACCAACCTAACGGCGAGTACGTAGGCTAAGATCGACGAGGTAGTGAGATGCTTGGTGGTGGCGGCGGGATTAATGTAAACGTCACTGCGACTCTTGGTCAATTCAACCAGGGGATGCAGCAAGGCGCTGCCTATACCCAGCAGTTCACCAACGCTACCAACCAAGCCGCCAATGCAGCCAACGCGGCTGCCAATGCGTTCACCCAGATGGGTAATGCAGCCGCTGCTGCAGGTAACGCAACCCTCAATATAGTACCACCAGCTGGTCCTATGAACCAGTTCACGTTCGCCACTTCGGGGGCGATACGTGAAATAATCGTGCTCGGTCATGAGATGATGACCGGCAACTTCAGCCGCATCCCAGGCTCTCTCGTGGTCATGACGGAGAGGATGGGAGGTCTAGGTACCGCAGTCAACGCCCTTACCGGAATGATGTCCGGAGGCTTTGCTGTTGCCGGAGGTGCAGCACTAGCCGCTGCTGCAGCGACTGCTTACTTCGCCTACGAAGCCTATCAGGGCTCCGCTGCAGTCAGAGACACCTACAACAATCTACTCCTTCTCGGACAAGGACTGAATGTATCCAAGTCCGATGTTGAAGGATGGCGCGATACTTTCACAAGCCGATTCAACCAGTCATCTGGTTCTGCTCGCGAGGTGATGCAATACGTCGACAAGATCGGCGATGCAGCGAATGCCCAACGACCGAAGATCATGAACTTGGTTCAGGCCTTCGCGTCGATCAACAATATGAGTCTGTCTGCCGGCACTGAAAAGTTCGAGAAGATGTTCGGGACAACATCTTCATCGTTCTTGAAGGGCGCCGAAGACATCAAAGCCATAAGCCCCGAGCTTGCAAACCTGGCTTCGCGGCTAAACAAAAGTGGCGAAGAGTCTGCAGGGCTAGCAGTCATCCTCCAAGCTCTTGATGACCGGTTTGGCAAAGCAGGAGAGAGCGTACGCGACACTACAGTCCAGTTGCAGGCGTACCTAAACCTGGTAAGCGGTATGCAGGGGATGGCTCCCCCTCCAGGCTTAGATGTACTAGGCGGACTGGATGTTTCGAAGCTTAAGCCTAACCCGAACGATATGGCTCCGGCAGAGTCACCTCTGCAGAGGGCTGCGGGGGCTGCTGTTGTCCAGGGTTCTCCTGAGCTATCCAAGCAAGCCGATATCCTTCGAGCCATAACGGTCCTATCCGAGCGTCGGGCTGAGCTCGAGAAGGAGATGCAGGGCCTCACAGAGGGGACCACCGCCTCAGAAGGTAAGCGACTCGAGATCTCCAAGAACCTGGCAGATATCACCAGGACTATCAGGAACCTGACAGTCGAGAGCTCAACTATCAAGGGCAAAGACGAACAGGATACCTTTAAGCGGGCCCAGTTAGGCTTCGAAGAAGAAGTTCGGGCGGCTGAGAACAATCAGACAAAGATTGCTGAGATCCGCCGTAGGCAGGCTGCCTATAATGCCGAATATTGGGGAGAGCACACCACCCAAGCCCTTGAGGGCTTCAATCGGGAGACGGACGCAGCTAGAGCAGCAGCTGATCAGCAGTTCAACCTTTTCGTCGAGCTTCAGCATCGCAAGCAGATCGAAGCTGCCAGCGACCTCAATACTCAGATGCGCCTTCAGAGAGAGATCCTCTCCGGAATGCGTGCCAGAGGAGAGGATGCAAGTCAGCCTGAAAGGTACAGTGCAGAGCAGTCGAAGCAGTCAGCCCTTGCCAATCAGATAGCCGAACAGAACTACCAACGCTTCGCTGCTGCAGAGCGTCAGAAGCTCCAGGAAGCCAGTAAGAACTGGACACAGATTCGGCAGATCTACCAGGAGTGGGCTTCCGAGGCGGCACGTCTGTTCGGTAAGACCGGTAACCAGTGGGCTGAAGTCCAAACTGAGATGGCTCGCGCTGCTCAGCGAGCTGTCGACGATCAGATCCGTGAGACCATGCGTCAAACGGAGATGAAGAGCCGTATCGACAATGCGTATCTTGAGACATTCCGTAGAAATATGGAAGCTCAGGTTCGTGAGCATAAAATCACTGCGACCCAGGCAGCAGGTTACCAGATTGAGTATACCGCTCAGTTATACACCCAACTAGCAGCCCAGTACGACGCGATCCTCGCGAACGAAAACCTCAAGCAGGACGTCAGGGAGGAGTTCCAACTTAAACGATTACAGCTGGAGGCTGATTACGCTCGGGCAGTAGCATCCGAGCAGGACAAGATCGCCGCTGCTGCCGATAAATCGTCGAAGCAGATGGCGGAGGCGTTCAAGCGATCGTTCGATCAAGTCGGGTCAGCTATCGAGCAGGTCATTACGGGCGCCCTAGACAGGACAATGACTCGGGTGCAAGCGGCCCAGCAGCTGAGACAGGCCCTGATAAGAGGGGTCGTTGGTCTCGGAGGCTCCATAGCGAGCCAGCTTGCGGGACAGCAGCTTGCCAAGTCGTTAGGTGTAGAGACCGAAGCGGGTAAAGACACCACTCTCGGCTCGGTTATTTCAAGCTGGGTTACCAAGGCTATCGGCCTAGGCCCGGGCAAGACTGACGAGAGCCTCAAGACGGCACAACAGAACCTGACTGAGGTCACCAAGAAGTCCGGCAACTACGTTGAGCTGAACACCCAAGCGATCAAAGACCTGACCACCAAGATCGATCAGGCTAAGAGTATCGGAGCTGGTGCCCAGATCTCGAGGGGAGGTCCTGGAGGAGCTGGCCCGACTCCCGCTGAGCTCCGTGGTGGTGCCTCAGGCGAGCGCGATCTAACCTCACCTACACTCCGTGGTACCAGTACCTTCAATATCACGGGACCGTCTTCAGTTAATGTACCATCTCCAACTGTCGGCAGAGACAGCCCAGAGCTGGCTCAGGACTTCCATACTCGGCTTGATGCAGCCTTGGCTGATGCTCGGTCGTCCGGCATGGATGTCTCAAAGGGGAGTCTCTTCCGACCTGTATCTCAACAGGTTGCAGGCATCGGACACGCCAAGCCCGGCGGTTCACTACATGGGTACGGAGACCAGGTTGAGCAGCTTGGCCTAGCCAACGACCTGAGAGGTGCTGGCGGAGAGCAGCTGTCGCAGGCAGAACTCGAGAGGATGCGGCCTTTCTTAGCCAAGCAAGGCTTGTGGGCTCCGCTTGAGAACTGGAGCGAGAAGAAAGAGCCCTGGCATATCGAGCCTGTTGAAGCCCGAGGAGGCAGATGGTCAGGAAGGGGCAGTGGAGGAGGCAGCGACCCTGATGCAGCGGCCCTCAAGCAAGCAGTCAACGAGAACAGCACAGCCGTTAAGGGTCTCTCGACAGAGACGACTCAAGCCAAAACGGCTATGTCGGACGATGCTAACGTAACCAGAAGCAATACAGCAGAAGCCCAGAAGGGTACGACTGCAACAACCGAAGACAGCCGCTCGACCCAATCGTCGGCTTCAGAAATCAGCAAGAACACCCAAGCTCTGACAAAGCTGACGACTACCATCGAGTCCAAAGGTACAGGCACTGGGACGGGCGGGGGTAACAAGGACACCGGGACGCCCAGTACCACAGGCTCCGGTGGTACCTCATCGTCGAGTTCAACAAGCACAAGCACAGGTAGTACCTGGGATGCTCTAACCCGAGTGGGCTCAGGGCTGTCAGCCTTAGCAGGCGGTTTGGCGCTGGTGAGCCCCAGGATGCGAGTACTTGGTGGAGCCCTCTCGCTGGTTACAGGTCTACCAAGTGCTATCAAGAACCTGTCAAGCGGATTTGATCTGCTGTTCGGGGGAAGCACTAAACTCGCGAGTGCTAAGGTCATCGAACAGGCTGCAACAACACTCGGTACGGCGACCAAGAATACGGACACAGCAGTTACGGCAACTGGCGTTGCAGTCAAGGGTACCGCAGCTACTACTGAGACGGCCCTGACTGGTGCGAAGGTTCTAGGGCAGGCCGCTGAAACTGGTCACACTGCTGCTGTTGTAACAGACGAGGCAGCTCTACAAGCCCACGCTGCTGGGGCTGCTACATCGGGAGTCGGTTCTGCTCTCGGGGGTATCGGTTCACTCTTTAAGGCGATCCCGTTCATCGGAGGCCTCTTCGGTTATGCAGGTATGGTCGTCCCTTCAGCCGCCGGAGGCATGAAGGTTGATGACGGCCGTGGAGGTACCCTAGCTGTCATCCATCCCAGGGAGATGGTCCTACCAGCAGATCTCTCTGACGGCGTACAGAACATGATCCACAACACCGCCTCAGGAGGTAACAGAAGTGGAGGTGGAGGTAGCAACACGACCACTTTGAACTACAACGCCAATGTCTCGGGGTACCATCCATTTGCGACACGCTCGTCCTTTGAAGGATTGATGAGGAGGAACAGCAACTCCATGATGCGCTGGGCTGAAAACGCCGCTCGGAACGGCTGGAGGCCTGCAGGCTTCTAGCTGACCGAAGTCATGACCGATATCCCTCTCTTCCCGGCCGAGCCTCTGATCCATGTAGGCTTCTCTGTGCACAAGAAGCCCACGTTCGCTTCGATAGTGAGCTCACCTCCTTCAGGGCGAGAGGTGACCAACTATCAGATGCCCTATCCACTGTGGGAGTTCGAACTAACGTATGAGGTCCTGAGGGACGAGGGCAAAAATCCTTCTCCGTTCTCAGACGTGCTGGGATACACAGAGATGCAGACTCTGTCTGAGTTCTGGCTTCTGTTGAACGGGCAATACGGAACCTTCATCTACCAGGACCCAGACGACAACTCTCGCGTCGGGCAGCTCATAGGCTCAGGTGACGGAGTTGTTAAGGATTTTGTGCTAAGCAGGACTTGGGGGTTTGCTCCTTACGCCATCGTCGAGCCTATCGGCATTGCAGATGTCCGGGTAGGCAAAACCTTCAACGTGTACTTCAACGGGGTTATCGTCTTACAGCCAAACAACTGGTGGATCGATACAGACCTCCGTACTCTTAAGTTCGTAAATCCTCCTGCACCGGGAGTCGAGATTACAGCCGACTTCTCGTTCTTCTACTACTGTCGCTTCATCGAGGATATGCTCGACTTAGAGGAGTTCGCCTACGGTTGGTGGCGTGTTCCTTCCTTGAAGTTCAGGAGTACTTTGCCTGACCCACCTCCTCCACCTGGGAGTACAATCTTCCTTCCAAAGCATATCCCGGATGAAGATCCGATTATCACGACGCCCCAAACTGATCCTCCTCCAACTCAAGAGGTATGGCTATACGCACCAGATCTTGGCACGGCCATCGGAGCTCCATATGTAGCCAACGGCTGGCAGTTCCAGAGGCCTGATGTTGATACAGGGTTCCCGAGCAACCTATTCACGGTTGTCTCAGGTAATATACAGGTACCCGATACAGGGTCCTTCCGAGTCACCTGTAGGACTTACTTCACAAAGTTTATCGTGACCACTTACAACATTACAGCCTGCTATATGAGGGTTGTGTTCACCAACTGTATCGATCCTCCGATAGAAATCCACATCGATATGGATATCACCGACACAACTCAGTTCTTGGAGGTCACAAGAGGTAGGACTGACATTCCTTCAGCCAAGATAAACCCTCTCAGCCCGTTGACCATGCATATGGAGATCAGGTGCGACGGTACGACGGGACTTGGAGGAGGTAACATCTTCCCTGCAGCAAACGACGCATACGGAGGTAATCCCTTTAGGCCCGGTGATGCAAATCTCATCGTTGACTGGTGGCCGTAATGGCGTTCACTTATCCCACACCGACTCCGGTTTTTCCTACCTTGAGGCCAGGCTTCTCTGTTCACGTTAAGCCAACCTATGCCTCGATAGTACAGACTACAGTTAAAGGCGTCGAGCAGATTTCTGCTAGGCAAGCCTATCCGCTTTGGGAGTTCGAGATTACGTTCGAGCTCTTGGCGGACGAGACACAGAACGTCGATAAGGATACCGGTCACTTTGTCGCAGGCATGAAGGAGCTCCAAGAGATCTCGGGCTTGTTCGTAGCCTGCCGAGGCCAGTATGGAAGGTTCTTCTACAACAACCCGAAAGACAACCGCCGACTGAATCAGCACATCGCGACAGGCGATGGCACTCGTACAACGTTCCGTTTGATGAGGACTTGGAGCACCTGGTTCATTGAGCCTGTCGGAGGAGCTAACCTCCTACAGCCTATGAACGTGTACCTCGATGGCGTATTGGACGACCCTGCAAACTGGGACATCGACTCCGACTTGATCAACGTAGTATTCACAACTCCGGTGTCTGATGGCGTAGTCATCACCATGGACTACTCGTACTATTACTACTGCAGGTTCATCGAGGACATTCAAGACTTCGAACAGTTCATGCACCACATGTGGACTCTGCAGTCCTGCAAATTCCGTAGCGACAAACGGTAAGGGGAGCAGGAAGGGTGAAAGACGTTCCTCCCGAGATGATCCAGCTGATCCTGACCCAGCACAGGTTCGCGATAGCTGAACTCTACACGTTCACCCTCAACGATGGAGCGGCAGACTACTTCACGAGCATCGATCTGGATCTCAACCTCAATAGCCACACCTACAAGGCTAATGCCCTACGTATCGAAGGCCTCCAGTACAATCTCGGAGTAGGCTTCAAGGTCGATGAACTGACCGTGAAGATCTCAGCCTTCCCTGGAGAGCAGCTAGCCGGTGCAGAGTTCTTCACTGCAGTTCAATCAGGCCTCCTGGACGGTGCAACCATCCAACGGGATCGAGTCTTCTGGGCAGCGGGCCAGCAAGTAGCCTATCGAGACTACCTCGAGCAGCCTGTAGCAATCATACCTCTGTTCTTGGGCTTCGTCTCAACTATCGACCGTATGGGTCGGACCTTCTGCGAGATGAAGGTCAAGTCGCCCATGTCTCTGCTCGACATAGACATGCCTCGCAACACTTACCAGCAGGGCTGTCTCTGGACTCTGTACGAGCCGGGATGCGGAGCGGTCAGGGCAGACTTCACCTCGACCTACACCGTAGGCGTGGCCTCTCCCCAAGACATCAATCCAACGACGGCTATCTCTCCCGTCACTGGAGCCGATGGGGTCCCCTACTACGCGCTAGGCCGTTTGAAGTTCACATCTGGGCCACTCATCAATGTACAGGTAGCCATCGAAAGTAACGACGGAACTACATTCGGTCTGGCCTACCCTCTAGCTCAACTGCCGAACCCTGGAGATACTTTTGAGGCCAGTGCGGGCTGCACCAAGATGGGTCGTGGGGGAGCATGCGAGCTCAAGTTCAACAGGTTAGTCAGCTTCCGAGGATTCCCGAAGGTACCTCCCGTGGTCGTGGCTGCATAGCACCCCGATGGTCGATCTAGATAAGTTCTTGTCGCCAGACTTGCCTCCTCTGGAGAGGGGCGAAAGAGCTTTGGCACTCTTCAAGGCGTTCCTGAAGAGACTGCCTCCTGGTACGATCGATTCCCTCCACGAAGAGGTAGTGAAATCATTTACGGATAGATGCAGCCGCTGTTCCGCTCCCCTCGTCAATGGTACCCCCAAACATCAGTGCATGTTAGCTGAATGTCCGATCAGACAGTCGACACAAATCCTCCCGGGCTAACCCCGACTCCGACACCAACCGAGGAAGAGGCGAGGAAACTCCTCGTGGCTGAGGCCTTCACTTGGGTCGGGACTCCCTATGTCTCGAACGGATCGATCAAGGATGTAGGCGTCGATTGTGCCATGATCCTCATCGAGATCTTCAGCCGGGTAGGGCTGATTCCCTGGTTCGATCCTAGACCCTATCCTGCTCAGTGGGCGATCCACCAACGTACTGAGCTCTATCTTGAAGCTGTTCTCACTTGGGCAGGAGAAGTTGAAGGGCCTCCCAAGCCTGGAGATGTCGTCCTGTTCAAGTTCGGTCACTGCTGGGCACACGGAGGCATAGTTACCGAATGGCCTAACCTCATCCATGCGAACCCTCCTGGGAAATGCCGCTCAGACAGCTTCGTGTCCAACTACAACCTTGCAAAACGTCGTCCGAGGTTCTTCTCGTACTGGTGTCCTGAAGGCAAGGGCTACGTCCTGCCAGAGTTCCAGACAGATGCGGAGGAACCAGTCTAATGGGGTTCTTGTTCGCGCCGTCCAAGAAGAAGGCGATCCCGGAGTTCACGGGTCTCCAGATCCAGACGGCTGTCAACATCCTACCCATCCCGATCATTTATGGCACTCCCCGAGTGACCATGAATGTCATCTATGCGAACGATTTTCAGTCGCAGGCTATTAAGTCAGGTGGAGGCAAAGGACTCCTGTCGGGAGGCAAGAACGAGACAACTGGGTTCAAGTACTTTGCCTCATTCATGGGGGCCCTAGGTGAAGGAGACATCTCGGACCTGTATATCGTCTTCGACGACCAAGCCACCTACACCCCTAGCACTGCCCCTGACGGCAAGGTCTTCGAGCTGTTCTTCGGGACGCAAGACCAGGCAGTATGGCCTCCTCTACTGGATCATCCGGACGACGTCTACAACTACACCTTCACAGCCTTTATAGGTTTCTATCATTGGCCGTTGGATTCCTCAGCTACAATCCCCCAACTCAATTTCGTTCCGAAAGGTATCTTTGCTGGTACCTGCCCACTTAACCTGTACACTGCGCCAGATAGCACTCAAGTGTTGATGGATGCCGATCCAGCAGAGTGCATCTATGATCTGTTGACCAATACTCGGTATGGCGTTCCCGTACCAACATCCTTCGTGGATTCCACAAGTCTGTTCTCGTCTGCAGATGCTACCAACCCTGCTATCGGAGACAATGCAGTCTCCACCTACTGTCAGGCTGTTGGCTTCGGGATGTCTGTCGTCCTGAACAACGTAGAACCTGCCTCCAGCATCTTGGACCGCTGGTGCAAGAACATGTTGATTGCTCCTGTGTGGACAGGGACGATACTTAAGTTCATCCCGTACTGGGACAAGTACGACGGGACCAATCCTGGCTATGACGCAGCTCATGCTGATAGGGCCCTGAAGTACTACAGTCCTAAGAATCCCATACTCTTCGACCTTACCGACTTGGACTTCATCCAGGCCGACGAAGGAGAAGACCCGGTTACCGTAAGCCGAGTTGACCCTGTAGATGTCAAGAATGTCATCAGGATCGACTTCCGAGACCGGTACCTCCTCTATAACGATTCGGTTGCTGAGGCGAAAGACGAGAATCAGGTTGAGACATACGGTCCTCGTGTCGATCGTATGGGCCTCGCTGATGAATTCACCCATATCAACTATGCCTCTGTCAGCGCGCACATCCAGCTCAAGCGTAACATTGCCATCCGTAGGACATTCACCTTCAAGCTCGGATGGCAGTACTGCGTCTTAGAGCCCATGGATGCAGTCTCGCTCACGGATGCGACTCTGGGACTGAACAAGTTCCCTGTGCGCGTCCAGACCATCGAAGAGGATGAGAAGGGGGTACTGACCTTTGTCTGCGAGGAGTTCCCGATAGGAGCCACCTCCACGATCCTGTACCCACAGCAGCAAAGCGTGCCTCCGACACTATTCGATACAGGAGTGGCCCCCGGTCCCGTCAATCCGCCGATCATCTTGGAGCCAACTCCGGAGCTTCTCACCTTCCGAGGCAAGTCCTTACCGACCATCATGGTCGGCATCTCAGGAGGTACAGCAGGTGTTTCGGATCCCAATTGGGGAGGAGCGAACGTCTACGTCTCAGACGATGATGCGACCTACATCCAGTTCGGCACCAAGGGAGGTCCATCTCGTCAGGGGGTGACTACTGCCTCTCTCCCGGACTATACTGGCTCTAACCCCGACAATACAAACACCCTGTCGGTATCGTTAATAATGAGCAACGGCAATCTGGAGTCTGTGACGGATGCACAGGCTGCTTCAGGTCTAAGTGTGTGCGCTGTCAAAGACCCAGACGGCGACGTTGAGTTCATCGGTTATACCACTGCTACCTTAACAGGTCAGAACGCCTACGATCTCACAGGTTTATATAGAGGGATGTTCGGTACTACTCCTTGTGCTCATCCCACAGACAGTCAGTTCCTCCGCATCGACGACGCAGTCTTCGAAGACTCCCTCCCGCCAGACTTCATCGGGTCTCTTCTGTACTCGAAGTACCAGTCATTCAATCTGTACGGACAAGGGCTCGAGGATCTATCGTCGGTCACAGTCTATCCGTATACTCCTCTGGGGATCGGATCAACACAGAGCAGCAATCCTATCGTTCTGGCTTTGCAAGCTGGTCAGGAGGTAGATCTCAACGCAGCAGATGCTGAGTGGGATCTGAATCTGGGAGGCTTCGGCGACTGCTCACCTACCGACGTCGAGATTGATTTGGGGACCTTCTGATGCCAGGCAAAATTGACTTTAGGCGTGGAGGTTCTGCTGCTCGTCTGGCCCTCGTGCCCAATGACGGCGAGCTCCTCGTTGATCAAGACCTCGACCGCTTGTTCGTCGGTGATGGAACTCTGCTTGGAGGCCATCAGGTTGATGGCACCCCTGTCATCACGACGGCAGGCACCTCCTACACCGTCCTGTACACGGACGCTGGCAAGATCGTTGTCTTCAACAATGCGTCCCCGGTCGCAGTAGCTCTGGCTGCAGCTAACTCTTCCAGCGGTATCTTCATGCCGCCGGATTCGAAGCTGTGGGTGATCAACATCGGAGTGGGAGCAGCCACAATTACGGCAGCAGGCCCCTCGACTATCAATGGGGCAGCCACCCTAATTCTACAACAGAACCAAGGGGCGACCATCCACTCGGATGGTGTCAACTACTTCGCTATCAGAGGAGCTGCGGGAAGCACAGCCACTACTGTCCCGGTAGTCGCTAAGACAGCTAACTTCTCTGTTTCGGCCGGAGAGAGCGGAACCCGCTACACAAACGTAGGAGCCGGAGGGACAGTCATCGGATCGCTTCCTGCTGCAGTGATCGGACTCAACTACGGCCTCTCTGTCATCGTGAACCAGATTCTACGCTTCGCCGCCAACGGCACAGACGTAATAACCTGGTCTGGTTCGGATAGTGCTCCAGGAGGTACTATCGAGGGGAACACCAAGGGGTGGTTCATAATGCTTGAATGCCACGCAGCCGGCACGTGGGTCGTAACGCAATCCCAAGGCGGATGGACTCTGACATGAGAACGGGAACGGGAAAGCCCAAGCTTCGGCTTCGTGCCATCGTAATTGCCGGCCTGCTGTCGGTAGGCCTTGTCGGGGCTCTGTTAGCCCAGACAGTCCAGAAGGTAAGTCCGGTACTGGTATTCACTTGTTCCGCTGGGAGCTTTGCCTCAGCACTGGCAGGCACTGGGATCTTCACCTGTACGGCAGCTCCCTCTTCGTCGGGCAACAATACCTGGTCCGGCACGAATACTTTCGGGACTGTCATAGGGACAGTCACGACCCAGTCGGGTACTACTTATACCCTGGCTGCTGCAGACTGTGGCACAACAGTTAAGTTCACCAATTCGTCGCCAGTCGCAGTGACCGTTCCTTCGTCCCTTGTTGTAGGATGCAACATCGCCCTGTTGCAAACTACCGCAGGAGGTCAAGTAACAGTGTCTGCAGGTGGTGGCGCAACGTTTGCTGCAAACCCACATTCGTTTACCAAGACCTTCGGACAGAATTCATACTTGGGTGTGTCTGTCTTCTCTACTTCAACATTTACCGTTACTGGTGATGGAGCATAACATGAGGCGCCTCTTATCCTTCCTGCTTCTGGTACTGCTGCTAGCCGTCAACAGTCCAGTTGAAGCCACGATCCTGTTCGCCGGCAATGAGGACGCCGACTTCACGAGAGCAGGTACCTGCGCAACTAATTGCAATGTTACCACAACTACGACCCGGTTCAGAGCTGCTTACTCCCGTGCGCCGATCGTTCTGAACAGCCAGAGCTCCACCGATCCAAATCCGTACCGCTGGATCTCTCCGACTTTCACCAACACTGGCACTCTCTGGCTGCACTTCCAGTATGGGAACGTGGACGGTACTGCTACAGTGTCCGGCGGCCAGATGGTAGTCGTCTATGCCTCAGACGGGAACCCTGCAATCTTGGTACGTGGGACCGGTACCGCAGGGCAGGTCAAGCTCTCGAAGCGGTCGACTGGTGGCACGTTTACTGACCTTGCTACCTGCACCTCCGGTGCGCTACCAACGATCGGTGTCACTCAGGTAGACCTATTCATCAACTATGCGGTCTCCGGACAGGCGACGCTCTACGTCAACAGTGCCTCGATCTGTACCTTCAGTGGCGACGTCACCACTGACAGTCGCACCCAGCTAAACCAGATCGCCTACGGCGCGATGACGAATACCACCGACACCTATTCAGAGACGATCGCAGCGGATGCTGATACTCGAGCAATGGCTCTGGTCACGATGGAGCCTGCTTCAGCAGGTAATGCGACAGCGTGGACCGGGACCAACCCCTGTACCGCGATCGTCAACTCGACCACCTTTAACGACGGCACCTTCATCAGCAGCGCGACCAACAACCAGTTGAACCAGTGCGGTGTCAAGTTCGGGAATGCAAATACAACCTTCCCCTCAGGCAGCTTCTCCGTCAATGCAGTCGTAACATCGTTCCGTGGGCAGCGAGGGGCTAGCGGACCACAACACATTGAGCACAACCTCCGTACCGGAAGTGTCGACTCGAACTCGTCGGATGTCACAGTCACAACCAGCTTTGCCAACTACTACAACGTCTGGGCGACCAATCCAAACGGTGGAGGCGCCTGGGCAGTCTCGGACCTTACTGCAGCTGGCTTTAACATCGGCGTGAAGAGCACCCCATGATCAAGCGTCTACTACTCGCTGTCCTACTTGTAGCCTTATTATGGCCTCTATCTGCTAAGGCAGCCTTCGATGCTGCCTCGAAGAGCAACGGAGGAAGCTGGTCGACGAACGTCTCTAGCTTCAGCTGGTCGCACACGACCTCCGGGTCGAACCGCTTCCTCGCCGTTGCTGTTTCGACGTTCAACTCGGCCTCTCGGACGGTCACAGGCATCACCTACAACGGTGTTGCCCTGACTAAGCTGGATGGAATCACAGCGGCGCAGGAGAGCAATAACCAGGACTTCGAGGTCTGGTACCTGGTCAATCCTGCGTCAGGATCGAATACCATTGCGGTCACCCTCTCCGGAACAACTAGCTTCACGATGGGTGTAGCAACGTCGCACAACGCGATCACTCAGACCGGTACTATCGACAGTCATGCTATCAGCCAAATCACCACCGCTACCGACAACGAGAATCTGTCGACTACTGTCGTGTCATCACAGGCATCTCTACTTAGCTTTGCCTGGTCTCGGGTCAGCCCTGCTACCGGACCAAGCACCAATAGCACTACGGCTCCTACTTTCACAAGGATAACCACTAACGACTCGTTGATAGCTGGTGACTCCGGAGGCAACGTCGGAACAGGCAGTAAGTCGCAGGGCTACTTCAAGTCGGGAGCGACATACTGGCCCGGGATCGCAACGTTCTCGATCTTAACTGACAACGCTGAGGCAGCCCCTGCAGCCGTCCCTAAGATCAATTCTTTCGGGATCGTCGAGAACGCTGACGACCGGGTGAGCAAGCTCAACTCTTATGGCATCGTTGAAGCTACAGGCGAGGGAGTGTCTAAGATAAACTCCTACGCCATTGTCCAAGGAGCTTCGGGAGTGTCTAAGATGAACGGCTACGCCGTTGTGACAGCCCTACCCGCTTCGGGCCCAGCCAGCGTATTCTTCCAGCCCTTCACCCACCCCTGATATCGGCGACGGTCAGTTGGTGATGGTGATCTTCGGCTTCCATTCACCACAGCCTTCCTCGTGCTCGCCTACACAGGCGTAGTATGAAGTGTACATGAAGAGAGGCTGACCATCAGGCTGACGACCCATCAGGGTAGCCGAGGCGTGTGGAGGCATCCGTTTGCAGATCAGTTCAAGTCCGGGAGAAGGCGCCGGATTGGCTCTTGAGAACTTGCAGCGCCCACAAACTTCGCTAGTAACGACGTGGATCGGTGCGGCCATTGGTCATAATCCTTGCTGGTCGATGATTTCTTCCGTAAACGATCTGGTCCAGTAATAAGCGGGCCCTCCCAGCAAGTCCTGGGTTTTCCGCCTGCGAGGCAACATGGTTCAGGCGCGTGATAGCTTGGTTCGTGGTCATACGCTCGTCACTACGACCATGCCAAGCAGCCGATACCTTAAAGAACTCTGAAGCCAGATCGTCGTCCATCCTCTATCTACCCTGTCTAGCTCGATCCCTGTCTGCCTTCTCAACAGCGACCTTCTCACAGACGGCTTCCAATAGTCCAAGCACCCGTCTGTCTATGTTGTCGAGTACTGCGTGATCAACTTTGACTGCTCCTGACCATCCTCGTAGTAACCGGAGGTCCTCGTCGCGTTTCACCGTGATGATCTTAGTCTTCCCTGAGCCGTAGTCGGTGTAGTTTATCTCTGGGCGGTGCACCTTGATGAGGTCGCCGATATAGCGACCGACTCCCGGATCGTGAGTGACGATCACTGTTGGGACATCGGGGTCGATGGACGTGATCATATAGAACGTCCTACCTGATCCTCGACCCCCGTTGCGGAATACGATCTCTCGAGCCTCTCGAACTCCATTGTCCGGGTGCAGGGTTGGTCTCGCCCGAGCGGGGGCGGGGGCACGCATTAGTCGGGGTCCTTATCGTGCCACTCGAGGCCGTCCGATTCGAAGGTCCAGTTTCCTGGGGGCTCACAGGGTTGTGGCGTAGTACCGACCTTACCCGTAAGGTAGGTTACGCCTTTGGAGGTGTCCTCCAGCTTGAACACGTCTCCGACCCGGAGCCGTTCAAACTCGACCTCTTGCCACTCGCCGTTAGCTCCTCGCTTCCAGGTACGGCGGAACTCTATTCCTGATTCCATTAGTCGGCGGCTCCTCTGCCCAGCTCGGTGTATTCTGCGTCGGTGACGAGGTGAATCTTAGACTGGAGATACTCGTTCCAAGCCCCCTTGCGGTCGGTGCCTCGATAAACACCCCAACGGCGACCGACTGAGGTGTCTGCCTTGAATGGCACTCTGGTAATGCCCCAGGTCTTCGGCGCTTGTTCTAAAGCTTCCGCAACCATATGGCGAGCTTCCCTTACGACACCGATGTCGTCAGGAACATCCAGTAAGATTTCGTCGTGCACCAAAAAGACAGTGTGTACATCAAGTTTGCGGAAAGGCACAGCTAATTGATTCGACGCTTCGAGGACAATGTCATTGGCGATCGACTGCTCTGGGAAGTTCGCAGCCTCGTTCTGGAGGCCATGAACGTTCTCTCTCGTGACGATCCAGTGCCTCTTCTTCCTTCCGAAAGGAGTCACCATGGTCTTCATCTCGAGGGGCTTCTTTCGACAATCCTCGATGAACTTCCACGCAACCGGGAACTTGTTCTTCCACATGTCGATGTAGCCTTTAGCCTCACCGACAGGGATGCCGAACTCCATTGCGATGGAAAACTCTTCTCGACCGTAGATGATCCCGAAGTTGAGAGCCTTTGCCCTCATGTACTCTTCGTTGCCCCACTTGAACTCACCGCTCTTCTTGCCTTCTGTCGTCCCTGGCGATCCCCAGATCTCGCATGCGACTTCTCTGTGGAGCTTGCGTGTGTTGGAGAGGTAGATGGCACAGAGCTCGGGGTCTCCTGACATGGCAGCAAGTACTCGAAGCTCCGCCTGATCAAGGTCGGCTTTGAGGAATAGCCGGCCCCCTCGAGCCATGCCTCCGATGACAGCCGGCTCACCCGAGAAGCCTTTAGTAATGAGGTAAGGCTTGGGTAGTTCGAGAATTCGGGACTGCTGAGGGACCTCGAATGCGAACATGCCCCTAAGGCGTTTGTCTCGAGGGATGTTAGCGACGACCTTGTGCGAAAGTCTGCCAGTGCGCGTTCCATGGATAAGTAGTCCCGGATGAATTCGTCCAGTAACGGGATCGATCGCTCTGAGGAGGGCATCTGCATACGTCCCCTTAGCCTTCTGGGCTACCTTGAAAGCCCTGTACGCTTTGACAATCGGCGACTGAGGTAGCTTCGCTACTACCTCCTTCTGGGTAGAACGCTCATGCCCTTCGGGGATGTCATACTTCAGGACGTCGAAGAAGATCCAGGCCATCTGTTGTGGGGAGCCTGGATTGATGTACTTATCAACACCGAGCTTCTCAGCCTCCTCCTGAACCACTGCTATGGACTCGTCGAGGACCTTCTGGAGGCGTCTCTGCTGCCTCTCCAGAGCGAACCTGTTCCCGGGCATGCCACGGCGTTCGATCCAATACGCCGTTTCCGAGAATCGGAGGAGATGCTGGTACAGTTTCTCTTGTACCGGATCCTCCCGTACTCGGCGACGCATGATGTCTCGAATGCCGCCTGTCGAGCCGACGTCCAATGCCAAATAGTTGTACAGGATCGTACGGGGGATCCTACAATACGAATCTTTCTTCCTAGGAACCCACTGCTTGATAATGAACTTGTAGTCTGGTGCTCCCAGTAGGTCCGAAGCAACCTGCTCTAGATCGTGGATGCCTCTGTTCTCGTCGAGCACATAGGACATCAACATCGTATCTTCGTCGACCGCAACCTCTGCCTCTTGGCCAATAGAGAGGTCCTCGTCTTCCAGACCCGAGCCGGGAGCCCTCATAAATGAGATGTCGAACTTGCCGTTATGCCAGCAGAGCTTACCCTTGCCTATCGGCTTGCCGGCGGCGGAGAACTTCATATGCCCGCGGTACTTCCGGAAGAAGCCTCTCAGGTATGGAATCATGGATGGCTGACCGTCCATCCACGTCTCGTGGGCCTGCAACTCGATCATCCGGTCAATCGATCGAATCGCTCCTGGGAAGATGTACACCAGCCGGGGGTCCTTCGACATCCCTAGAGCCAGTATGTCATCGACTCTGGGGTTGAACCCCGTCGTCTCAATGTCACAGTCGATAACTGGTGCCTTGACTAACTTCTTGATTGCTCGACGGACCCTGTCGGGTGTATCGCATACCAGGTAGAATGTCTTGACGGGGCTTTTGAGAGGATGTCCCCGGAGGATGTCAAGGGCGTAGTTCATGTCCATCTTGTACTGACGATAGTTGCCAGTACCACGCATGATGCCTGCGGGATGAACTACCGGCAGGATCCCATGTTCAGCCAAGGGACTAGGAATAGGTTGACCTCGAACCTGGGTGATCTTATAGTTCATATTCCCTGTCAAGGACCAGAGGGCAAAGTTCCCCATTGCTACTACGAGCTTACGGGGATGCCTGGCTACCTGCTCTAGCAGACGGTCACGACATGTGACCATTGCCCTCTTGACGTTGGCGATATTCTTCTGCTGGTTCTTGGTCCTCGGAGGTCTGCACTGAGCTGCATTGAGGATGAGGAACCCATTCGGGTCCATGCCCTCATCCCTGAGCGTCTGTAAGGGAGGGAATGTACCCCAGAATACCTCTCCTGAAGGACCTATTAGAGGCAGCCGTTGGCCTGGTCTGATCTCTTCTTGGCCGGGTGCCTCGCCCACAAAGACTATCGGTGCATCCATCCTCCCGCGCGAACCACACTTGGCTCCCCCGTAAGGGCATCCAAGACACTTCGGCATATCCGTGTCAGCGAAGTCCCACGCTGGACCTGCTAGGAGTTTGGGCATTTACAGCCACTCCTCCTTGATTTCGGGGATATATCTGGGAAGGTTCTTATGTGCAGCTTCGAACCAGACTCTGACAGCTAGGAGGTTCTCGCCGACCATGAGGTTCAGGTGGCCATGGGGGTCCTCCCAGAAGGTCCCTCTTGGCCCTGCTTGATCTCCTTTGTGTAGTAAGTCGATCGAGCGACCTGCTTGGCCGAGTCGAACAGGTACTGCCGAATCAATCCCCGTAACTCCTGGACAGGCTGTACACCAGGCATCGTCGAGGACGTTCTCGCTGAACCCCAACAGATGAATGTCGATTATCGGCCTTCTGAGCCTGTAGTTCAACAGAGGATAGAGCCCTACCATCCTTGTGCCGAACTTGTCACATACTCGCCGAGGTACTGAGATCCATCGAGCTCCCCGATCAACGATGTGATCCAGGCTGGACCAGAGAAACGACTCTGAGAAGTCCGACAACCTATCGCCCTGGACGACGTACATGTACTCGACACCGCCGAGCTCCGGCCTGGACTTCAACTTCTCGAGGTAGTCAGCCGACTGCTCTAGGGTAACAACCGGATCGTCGAACTTATCCGGCAGTACGATGATACACTGGTAGTCAGGGCCAAGAATCCCATAGGCTTCTACCATCGTATCCACATCGACGGGAGCTCCGAGCTCGATGATCGAATTGTCGATGATGACAGTCGAGTCTGGAGGGAGTGTGCGGCAGTTTCTCCACTCATCCGGGTTGGCGACGATATCATGGGCAAGCACCAAGTGGTACTTCCCTAACATCCTGTCGCCATGTAGCTCACGAATCTTCCTCAGGAGGCGAGCAGGACCAATAGGTGCAAACAAAGCCATTAGATGTCTCCTGCCTCAGACTTAGCCCACCAAGCTTCAAACTCGGTCTCGGTTCTCGATAGATTGTGCAGATGGTGGTACCGGAGCAATTCTTTCTCAGGTACCTTATCGCTGATCGCATGCATTGCGGGCCTAATGATGATGTGCCTCTCACTGAGGGGCATATCATCATACCCTTCAGGCTTGAGGCTGAGCAGCTCTTCAGGCCAGCTCCAGCAGTTAAATTCGTTCCAGTATCGGGCTAGAACCTCCACAGGTTTGTCGAGGTCTACTGCCCAGAGGTCTATTGGATCAGCCATTATCTTATTATACCATATGTGCCTTGGTCATTGCAAGAGGGTAAATAATGGGAGGGCCTACCCTAACTCCCGCAACCGGTATTGTTGCCGCAACGGCGACATCTGAGGCAGGTACCGTCCCACTCCATCTCGTTGCCACAGACACTGCAAGCGTTACCGGACGCAACCATCCGAACTGGCGACGCTACAACTCCAGCAGTCCCCATCAGGGAAGAATGTTCTGTCTGATGCTGTGGTTGGAATGCAACCGGATTGAAGTGCATCGCGTGGTCTGTGTCAGGGGGTACCTGGACTAAGTCCATACGCTTGAGGTAGGTAAAGCCGATCTCGCGAGCAACCAGATCGATGACGGAGGTGCATGACTTAATGTGGTCGTGCTCCTGAACGAACCCAGCAGGCTCGAATCGGGTATGCAGGAACGACTCAACGAGCTTCTCAGTCGGCGCTCCGTACTGCCTTGCAAGTGAGACAGCCTTAGCCCACTGACCTAGGACCGCCTGCAGCATCGACCCGTCCTTGCCCATATCGACGAACACTTCAGCGAACGAGTGGTCGTCAGGGTACTCGGAGGTTCGGATATGGATCACTTGGTCGTTGATGCGAACCTTCTGTGCCGGTCCATATCGCCTGTTGGGAGGGTACTTCCTCTCGCCCCTCTGCATCGATCCGTTCGTCTTGTCATGGCCGTTGCTGTGCGTCCTCTCTGCTCGGAGCTCCTCTATGGATGTGTGACGTACTAGATCGGTCTCAGGGATGAAGGGCTGGTCGTCTGGGCGCTCGACGGCCGGCTGCTGCTCGGTTTGGACTGGTTGGGTGAGCTTGCAGTTGTTTCGGTATAGGGCGACAGCCTTGCACTTCAACCGCTCAGCAGCCCGGTAAAGCATGTCGACGTCTTCGTAGGTTGCTGTCTCAGGCAGATTGCACGTTTTGCTCGCCGCTCCAGACAGGAACGGCTGGATGGCCGCCAGCATCTCGATGTGGGCCATCGGCCGAATATATCTGGTGGTCTCCTTACGGTCTAGAGCGCAGTCGAAGACTGGGAGGTGCTCCGACCAGATACCTGCGACGTGATTCTCAGTCGCAACTGCTAGGTGCCCGTTCTCCTCGACGAACTTGAGAACGGCCTTCAGATGGTCGCCGTTGTAGCCGAGCTTAATGAGGCCTTCTTCGACTGCTTGACACACGAACTTATCCGAGCCGCCTCCGGCGTAGTTCTTGTAGCGCACTAGGGAGGTCTCGGGTTCGCAGCCTGTTGTGTCGACGTCCATCAGGAGTCCGATAGTGCCTGTTGGGGCTAGCAACGTCCCCTGTGCATTGCGGAAGCCAACAGTCCCTGCATCATTTACGACCAAACTCCAGTAGCGCTGAGCTGCAACTAGCAACTGCCCAGACCACTCGTCCGTCTGAAGGCCGTCCAGGGCAGCAGCATGCATGCCCATCACAACGGCCATGTAGTGTTTGTTGCGCTCCCATGCTGGGAACGGGCCGATCTCGCCAGCCATCTCTGCGGAGGTGCTGTACGCTACAGCTGTCATTAGAGAGGTCAAAGCTGCTGCGAAGTTGCGCCCCACCTCAGAGTCGTATGGGATGCCTGAACGCATCAAGAGGCCGCCGAGATTGGCGTAGCCTAACCCCAGCGTCCGATACTGCATAGTGTTGTGTGCAATGTTCCGGGACGGGAACGAAGCCATCTGGATTGAGATATCCAGAGTGACTGTCCACAGCCTCAAGGCGTGGATGTATGCGTTAACATCCACACCACCATTAGACCCACGGAACTTAACCAGGTTGAGCGAAGCAAGATTGCAAGCAGTATCGTCGAGGAACATGTATTCGGAGCATGGATTAGAGGCATTGATGTCTCCATCCGCTTTGCAGGTGTGCCAGTCGTTGATCACGTCATGGAACTGCATACCTGGGTCAGCGGTAGTCCAGGCAGCTCGAACGATCTTGTCCCAGAGACCCTTGGCCGATACGGTCTTCATCGGCTTGCCAGTAGTCCTGGCGATCAAGTCCCAAGGCTTATCTTCGTCGACGGCTTGTAGAAACTTCGAGGTGATCCTGATCGAGTTGTTTGCGTTCTGCCCTGAGACCGTCTCGATCGGGACTCCCTCCCAAGAGTTAGCCTCGTAGACTTCCCATTTGAACGGCTCGTCTCGCTCTGCAGCGTAGCGCACCCGGTTGATAATCGAGTCAGGGACGCCATCATCACGTGCAGCATTTACACGCTCCTTATAGAGAACCGAACTGGTTCCCCATCTCAGAACTGCCTCGTGGATGCCTCTCAGATGTCGTGCTGTGACTTTCGACCCCACGGCGATGTCTGAGGCCTTGTTTTCTTCTCCGGACTTCCACTCGATGAACTCTCCGATGTCTGGATGGTCCACATCGATACAGACCATCTTGGCAGCTCTTCGAGTGGTACCGCCAGACTTAATTGAACCAGCCGCTCGATCACCGATCTGTAGAAAGGACATGAGACCGGAGGAACGACCTCCACCCGAGAGTCCTTCCCCTTCACCACGGAGACTAGAAAAGTTTGTACCGGTGCCAGAGCCGTGCTTGAAAAGACGCGCCTCCCGAACCCATAGGTCCATAATGCCGCCTTCATTGACAAGATCATCCTGGACTGGCTGGATAAAACATGCGTGCGGCTGAGGCCTGGAGTATGAATCATATACTCGGTCAACGTAAGGATATGTAACTCCATCTGCGATGTTCCCGTCCCAGAGTACCGTCCACTGACCGGAATCCGGTCCCTCGATGCCATAGGCCCAATGCAGTCCGGTATTGAACCACTGAGGCGAATTGGGTGCAGCGTACTGCATGGCAAGCATCCAGTACATCTCGTCATAGTAATTCCGGGCTGATACCCCATCCTTGATGAGTCCCATCTTCCAGGCCCAGTACGTCCAGCAGCCAGCCAACCGGTGAAAGGCCTGCTTCCCAGAGGTCTCGCCGATGTACTCGGCATCCATAGCCGGGATTGAACGCTGTATCCAGCCGGGCATATCCGATTCTTCAGGAGAGTTGAAGCGGATAGTCCTTGTTGGGACGCCGCGCTTCCGAAAGTACTTCTGGGATAGCATGTTCGTCGCCGTCTGCGACCACTGCTCCGGGACTTCAACGTCGTCTTGATGGTGTATGACCTTCCCAGTTCTCATGTCTTCGATGTGGGAGGCCATCCGCTTCCAGACAATCTGTTCTTCGACAGGTGTCCCTGCAGTAGTGAATCGGCGAACGATCTTCATGTTATCCTCAGCTGTGTTGGTCTTGTTGTCTAGTAACCATAACCCTAGGATGGTCAAAGCGCCTCACAACGGCCTGTTGCCGGAGCCTATGCCTTCGAACATACCCGGAAAGGGTCCCAAGAGAAACCCCTAGTCGGTCTGCTGCCTGTGATAGATACAGTCGTTCAACGTTTAGCAGGTACCTGATCTCTTCTTCACGACCTTTCAGGGGAGACGGTTTCTTCGGCTCGACCCTGCTGCGAGAGGTAAGAGTATAGCGCCTCGACCAGATCTGGCGTTCAGTCAGGCCGTAGGCCTTCGCTATCGCCTTGTCTGGTATCTGCTTAGCCAGGATCGTATAATCCTGACCTACTGTGGTGATACGCTTCCTAGGCATCTAATCTAATGCGCACGATAGACGTAGCCCTCGGGTAGTGGAGCAACACGTTCACCAGGCAGCTGCTTCCGGTGCTGAATCCATCCCGGCAGGTTCCCATGGAGCTTGGGGTGCATCCACATAGGCTCTGCTCGGTAGGTGATGATCGGATTTGCCAGCTCGTCCGGAGTGCATTGGTGTTCAGAGGGCGAGGCATGGAGCGGGCGAAAGGTGATCAGCTTGTCATACAGGCCGATTGCCTTCTCAACTGTCATCCTGTTCCCAGTCTCAAAATCGACATAGGAGGTATGTGCACACCGGCCCACCGACAGCTTGATCGCCTTATTCAAAGTATCGTGTTCGGGCATGTAGCCCTCTCCAGGTCTGGAGGCCATCTCTTCGATGCTTATCCAGTCTTCGCCGTCGACGAACGGGGTATGCCATTGGCCGGGTTTGAGAAGCTTGGGGGTCGATTCGTTCCAGGCGCGCCAGAAGGACTCGGCGAACACGCGGATCTCGGGCTGGGCAAACTTGTCGAGCCGGAGACCAGCGAAGTTCAGCCAACAGTCTCGAGTGGCGGTCATCACCGTATAGGTCCAAGAGTACGGATCGAGGCGGCGGTTAACTGTCTCCTTCGCCTCGTTCGCCTCCATTGCAGTTCGGGCCCCTACACATGCAGCCCTAGCGTCGTCCTCAAATCTCTGCTGGGCTAGTAGAAGCTCTTCACCGGTAAAGGGTTCGCCGCCAGCCATGCCTGGAATGTTGCGACGGAACTCAACAGGCATCGCCAAACCTGTTCCACCTAGGATCTCGTCGATGAGACGCTTGGTCGGGATTGCTCGACTCGACCGGTCGGAGAGCGAGAACATCCTGTGACGGTTGCGCTCGGCTAGGACGAACTTGTGGATGTTGCCTCGGACAGTCGTCGTGCGGTACTCGTCGCCCATAGGATGGGCTGAGTCTAACACGATCTCGGCTACTGGCAGCTGGTATGCCATGTTCTTACTCCCTTCTGGGTTTGCTCGGAGTCTCTTTGCCGCCGAGGGCACGACCTCCGTCGGAACTTTGCATCGGAGGCGGTTCAGGCTTGTAGCCCGATTGCCAGGGAGACCTGCGAGTAGGATACTTCCTCACTTCGAAGCCTTCGTGAGAGCAACCCACTCCCTGACACAAGTGTAGGAACCTGCATTCCTTGTCTGGGTGGTATTCACACTGGGCCATGTTCTTTGGTCTCCGTTTGGGTCATCGCCTAGTAAGAGGCCCCGCCAGGTGCGCGGTCCCCGGTCAAAAAGACACCGAGCTATCCTCGGTGGGAAACATCACTGGGTGCTTGACTCTCCTGAGCCGTAACTGTAGGTGCCAGCTTACTTTCCTGAAGAACTCGTCGTATAGGAACGCCCAGAAGAAGGGGAAGGGGCCCCTATCCCCCTCTCTGGCCGTGGTATGTCGGGCAGCGCATGAACCACAGCGCTCGCGCATCTGCTGTGGGTGGATTTGTCCACGCATGACCAGGACAAAATCCCCCGCCATGACCATGCCCATGCACTGCCCGATCTGATTGTCGCAGAACGAGCACTTGCGGTACCCATCCTCTGACCATTGCCTCATTTTCATGCGCGATCGACCATGCTATAACGGGGTCCCCTAGCACAGTAGTTTCGGAGGGTTCCGCGGGATTTGGCTATGCTTCCGCTTCGCCCTCAGCCTCCTCGTGGAGCTCCTGCTTGAGCAGGTAGCCTTCGAGCGCCCAGATCTGTTCGCGGGCATTCGCAAAGGCAATCTTCTCGCCGAGCTCCTTGTCGAAGTTGTCCTCGGATGCCGGCGCCGATTTCCCGATCACTGTGTAACCGTTCTGCAGCGTCAGACAGCACACGGTCGTTACGGTGTTGGGGAAGACGTAGTATTGGGTCTCGGCGATTGTCGCATCGATCTTCTCCGGCGACAGACGCGGGGCGTCAAGTCCCTTGGCCTGGATCTCGTCTTCGATCCCTTGTTCGTCCCTTGGTGTCGACATCGTGGGCTCCTAACCTTCTGGTTGCAAACGCCGTACCAACCTCGATCGAATAGGCATCGAGGATCGTCTCGTCGCCCAGGACGGTACGCTCTTCCTGGCCGTGACATCGTACGATGTATAGAGTCTTCCTGACATGAGGCTGACGGATCTCCTCTATGCTGTCTACTCGCTTGTCGCAGACAGCACACCACGGGAGAACATCTGCAGCCTTAACCTTAGGTGTCGGCATTAGTCTTTGTACTTCGGGATTGGCTCGACATAGATTCGGTAACCTGCGAGAGTGATATTGCCGTGCCCCGTGACGTATCCGAACTGAGAGTATCTCATGCGCATCTCGTCTTTGAAGGGGTCATAGGACTCAGCGAAGGACCCCTCACCCTTGTCTGGATCGTAGTGGAAGATCCCCTTACTGGGGAACTTCCACCAGAAAGCCAGGCGCTCTTTCAGAGGGGTAGACAGAGTCAACGACGGAAACCTGTGAGGAAGAGGAATTCTTCACGAGCAGCTACGACGTCGCGGAAGAGCCCTCGAACGCAGGAGGTGACAGTGACGACCTCAGGCGTGTGAACCCCTCTACATGACATGCAGCCGTGTTTAGCCTGGAGAACGACCATTACTCCCTTGGCGTCGATCCCCTGATAAAGGAGGTCGGCGATCTTCTCGCCCATCGCTTCCTGGAGACCCGGACGCTCGTGTCCGACAGCATGAACAAGACGTGCCATCTTGGACAATCCGATGACGCGCTGGTTAGGTATGTAACCAACGAAAGCCTCTCCCTGAAACGGGAGGAGGTGATGCTCACATACCGCCGTGAACGGAATATGCGCCTGGGCGACGATGCTGCTGATCGACGTGTTGTCGTGTACCGCATCGAAGCCTTCTCCGAGGAGCTCGATTGCATCGAACGGCTGGAAGAATTCCTTGAGGTACTTGATGAATCGTTCCGGCGTATTGGCGATAGACGGATTTCCTGGGTCACAGTCCATCCCGAGCTGCTCGAGAGCGGCACGTATCGAGTGTGCTGCATCCCTATCCCGTTGTCCTTCGGGAGGGAGCTTCTTCTCGATCATCTCCCTGATGGGAGACTGAGAAGGGCGACGGTACTCGTATCCGGGAGATGTAGCTTCATTCACGGCCGCTACCTTCCCTTCTCGCGGGCGTACAGAAAGGTGTGCATCTGCGGACCCATTGTTGCTCCCCACAGTGCTGGTCTTTTGAGAAACTCGTCCGCGAGCCATCTGTACCTCTTGAGGATTGCTTGTTTCATCTTGTCGTCGTCTGGGCACTCTTGCTCTGTCGGAGTGCCTACGCTCAGGTAGAAAGGTGTCGTAGGCCACTTCTCGTGGATTGCCTGGGCGAAGTCGAGGTCCTTCTCATCGAAGACGACGACCTTCAGGACAACCCTGTCTTTGCCGAACAAGCGGTGGTAGCTTTCGATAGTGTTATGGTTGATCTTGTGGCTCATCCCAGAGGACGGAGGCTTTGGTGAGCAGGTGATGAGGTCTACGTACTGGAGCCACATAGGGTTCAGAGTCCCCTGAGTCTCAACAGCTACCTTCATTCCTGCTATCTGGAGGGAGCCGACAACGTACTCGAGGTTCCACATGAGCGGGTCGCCTCCGCTCAGCGTCATCCAGACGTCCGACCCGTTTGGCACACCGTCTGGAGGTAGCAGAGTCATGACCTTCTCGACGATCTGCGACTCAGACAGGTAGGTGGCGTTCTTCTTGATTTCCTTCGGCAGAACCGCTTCCATCTGGTCGCACCAGGTGCACCGATAGGCACAGCCACCGGTCCTGATGAAGTAGGAGACCTGACCTGTTAGAGCTCCCTCACCCTGGATGGTGGGTCCAAAGATCTCCATGACCGGGATGTTCTTTGCGGTGTTAGCCACAGTGTTACCCTCTGCTTATGTGCTTGCGATTCAGGTACTCGACCAGGTCGCTAAGGGCGAGCTTCGTGTCGTCAGAGACTTCACCCGGAGGAGCCGTTAAGACAGGCCGGTGGACTGACTCAATGTCCCAGACACTTCCTCCGTATTCAACGTACTTGCCGTTGCACTTGCTGAGGTTAACCTCCTCGACGAACTCAGGAGAGTTGTTCGAGCACCTTACGGCTTTGTAGACGGCACTCCCCTCAGCATTCAGGTAGATCTCCTGGATGTCGAACAGGGCCAGACTTCGGGAGTGCTGTAGGCCAATCACCCTCTCCCCGACAGAGAACTTCGCAACCATTGACCGGCTCCACGTATTCCTTATGCTGGGTAGGACGCGCAGCAGTTCGGCGTTTCCCAGACGCTAACGCGATTGAGATAGGCGACCCCATTCGACCGAACATGGACATCCTCCTTCATGAGGTTGTACCAGAATTCTGCGAGGCGCTCTGCCGTCGGAATGAACGGCACAATCAACAGCTTGCGTGGAGCAAGAGGATCGTGGCCTTTCTCGACGACGTCGAAGAGGAATGGTAGGGTCTCATCCCTCACGTGGGTCAAACTTTGTAGGACTCCGATAGGGTTGTTCTGGTAAGGGTCCAGCATCATAGCCGCCCAAGGGTCGTCGCACCAGAGGATCATGCCATGATCACACATCCGGTCTATATGGTGCATCATGACTTCCTTCAGGAAGCCGAAGTCCATGACCATATCCCGCTGCTCGTCCTTATCGCCTCCAGGAAGATGGATGTATGCTCCACCCTGATGCTCTCGGGTGAGGCTGGCCGACTGACACTCGGCGAAGATCTTATACCGATGCCCGTGAGGATTTGCGCACTTCGACCCGTGGGTCGGCACACGGTGTCCTGCGTCGATCTCGATGCAACGGTCGATCTTGAACGTCATATACGGCCCTGAACCTCCCCTCGGGTGTTGGATACGTAGTGTAGTGTAGTTACTCGGCAGCTTCGGCCATGTAGATGGTCGGGTCTTCGACGCCTGCCTCGATAAAGGCGTCCCTTCGTGCGAGACAGGTTGCACAGGTACCGCAGTGTACCTCACCGCCCTTGTAGCAGGACCAGGTCAGGTAATACGGTGCGCCGAGCTGTTTACCCCGCTGGATGATTTGGGACTTCGTCGAGTGTACGAAGGGGGTCACCAACCGGAGCTTGTGGTATGTGCCGACGTACAGCGCGTTGGCCATCGCTCCGACGAACTCGGGTGTGCAGTCTGGGTACGCCCAGTTCTGCGCGTCCTCCGCGTGCGCGCCGAAGTACAACGTAACGTCGGCGTTGTATTCGGGGTTGGGTACGTTGTCGCCTGGGATCGTACTCTCCATCGGGAGAGTCATCTTCGTTGGGTCGAAGTGGATACCTGCGATATGTGATGCCAACGTCGCCAGGAATAGCCCGTTCCGAAACGGAACGTAGGTAGGGGACACCCCCTGGATCTCCGCGTATGAGATGTTCGGAACCTCGATGGACGGGTCCGTCAGCATAGAGCGCGGGAACGAGACTGGTAGGATGGTGTGAGGCCGGGCATAGTACCCTGCCACCGCTCGTGCCGACTCCAGCTCGCGAATGTGTCGCTGGCCGTAGTCGATCGACACACATCGGACATTGCGCCGCCCTACGGCTGCAACAGCCTCCGCGACGCAGGTGGTCGAGTCAATGCCCCCTGAGAGGAGGACATACGCCAAGGTCTTCATTGCTGGTTACCCTCCCATCCGGGTGAACTTCTCGAGGAACTCCGGGACATCCCGGCAGAAGGGGACTTGGGGGTCAGGCCAGTGATCCTCAACCTTGATATAGAGGACCTTCCAGGCATCGACGCTGTTGGTGCCGTCGAAGATGTATCCGACAACAATGTACTGGTGTTTGTTGCTGTTGTTCGTCCAGACCGATCCCTTCCTCGGCTCAGCCGGTTTTGGTGGGAGGACCTTCAGGACCTCAGATAAATCGTTGAGTGGAGGCATTTCGTTCCATCCTAACAATCTGGTTTCGGAGCGAACGGGGCGAGGCGGTTTAGGACTGGTACTCCCGCTCCGGTGTACGCTCAACACGCGCATCCTCACTCAGCTCATCAGGCTACGCTTCGCGATCCGGGGGCACCAGATCCCTACACACGTACCTGAATCTCGCCTGGCGAACTCTCGATGCATGATTAACGGACCCCGTTCACACCCACGCGACGACGTCTAGCTCCCCGATAGGGCTAGACGTTCGCGAAGGCTCCCTTCGCCGCGGCACCCGACTGGTCGGCACCCGGCGGTAGGATCTCCCGCACGTTGTTGCGGTTCTGGCCCTCGTAGCGCCGGATATCAATCCGGAGACGTGCGCGGGCACCGATCAGCTTGCCTTCGTCGGCGACGGCCTGCGGATCGAACTTGGTCGTCAGCAACGACCGAGCGTAGGAGACGAGCTCGTCGTCACCGCCGACTCGAGTCAGGAAGCGCTTGATGCGCGGCAGGCCTCCATCGGTGAAGGTCAAGTGCATCCATTGCCGGCTGCGATTGCCCTTCTCGTCGGCGAATTCCTCGCTGTCGAGCTCCCAGATGGTGGTCCACATATTGTTCTGGGACCGCTGGGACTGGCCGTATTCCATCTCGATCAGCTCGGCGTCGTAGATGCCGCGTGGGACGAGCTTGTACTGGATGTTCTCGGAAGTGCCCGAGAGATCCACCATCATCCCGCCGCCGTCTTCGTAGTCCATCTCGGCGCTGTTGTCGCCGTCTTCGCCTTCGCTCCCACCAGCACCGCCGCCGGGTTCGAATTCGCTAAACGCACCTTTTGCCATTTACGTATCCTCGTTCAAGGCTGCTAAAGGAGACACCCGAAATGCCTTCCTGAGGAGAGGCCCCGGGGCTCATCCTAGGCTGGATGCCTAGGATTTCGTTGTCGCTCTCCTGGGGTTGGACACTGCGATGGGAGCCATCGAGTGCATTCCTCCCTCTAAGAGGCCGACTGATTCACCGATGAACTTGATTGTAGGATTGTCGAAGTAAGGCTTCTTGTACCTTGTGAATCGACTTTTGGCTGCGTGACGTGTCCCTGGCTGGATGTATAGGCGCCTCGGAGCTAACACGTCCGGGACTTCTCCTTCTTCCGCTTCTTGGCTCTGCAGGTCACCAACGACTAGGTGACCTACTAGGTCAACGAATCCTTGGACCTCTGAGGCCAGCTTGCCCGTCATCATCGGCCCATAGATGCGCCTCTTCTGCTCGTTCTCTTTGTACTGTCTCGGGCAGGTGAAGAGGATGTTCATCGGGAGATTCCGGAAGTTTCGGATGAGCCGATGAATCATGTTCCTCTGCATGCGGTACTGGTCCCAACCCTCAGCTTGAACCTCCTCGTCGATCATCGTCTTGGCGCCGACACCGAGCAACTGCATCATGCACTGGTTCTCGGCCTCGGCGAGGCTGTCAACAATCGCCGTCTTGTATAGCCGTAGCCGATCGGGGTCCGGGATGGTGGGCATGACAAACTTCTGCAGACGCATCAGCTGGTCGATGGCGTCTTTGTCGCCGTTCGATGCCCGATCGCGTAAAGCACAGTGGGCTTTTAGGAATTCATGGACTTGGCCGAGCGTCTTATAGTCGAAGACCGACACGATGTCGATCATGTCGAAGTGGTACTGGGAGTCCGGATCGAAGAGGGTTAGCTCGCCTACGTCCGTCGAGATAAACAGAACATCTCGGAAGACATCGATCTCGGATGCTGTACCGACCAAGAAGGTCTTGCCTGATCCGTACTCGCCGTAGATCAACGCCTTGAGCCAACGAACAGCATTTTGGTTCGACTGAATGATGAACGGCGGCAGGTTGGATGGCTTAACCTGGGTGTCCTGTGGTGGAGCCACAACCTGCGGTGCAACCGTTGCAGGAGCTGCTGCCCCATTGGTAGGAGGCATAACCTCAACCTTTGCCTCTGTGGCTTTTGTCTCCGGGCCATCTTCCGGCAAAGAAGCTGCAGGATCGAGAGCATCTGGCATTTAGATACCTGGAGTTAGCTGACGAGCTGGGGCAGGAGAAGATGATTGCGCCAGAAGGTTTCCGGAGCATCACGACGCATAGTAGTCACTTCGAGCTCATGCTCGTAGTCCTCGCCAGAATCGATGCCGATGCACGGCGTCTGGAAGGGGCAGTCCCACGAGCAGTCACGAGTTGGATTGGGGTAGATGGGTGTGTTGGGGTTAAGCATCTCTGGAATCTCCATCAAGATCTTCTGGTACTCAGAAGCTACCTGATTCTCATTCCGTTCGACGTAGTCACGTCGGATGAGATGGTCTGCCGTATGTGATTCTTGTGTATCGAGGAACTGGAGGAAGAGCCTATTTTCTGCCGGCCAGACTCTTTCGTCATTGCCGTACAGGTTCCTGAGCGCATTGATATACATCGCTCGGGAGGTCTTTTGTCTCTTTGAGGTCGAGAACAGCTTAGTGGAGGCTAGGAACGCAGGCGGCTGAAGGATCTGTTTCTTGTGTTGCTGGTAGATCGTCCCTGCAATTTGGTAGCCCGGGTATTTAATACCTGTACCCCACGTATATGATGTCACCTGTTGGTCGGTCTCGAGATGCATCCACTGGAAGTTCTTGGCGGACTTGTACTCGACGACCCATAACCTCCCCAATTCGTCGATAATGACACGGTCGATTGTTAAACTGTAGAGGATTTGGTCGTATTCGTCTAAGATACTCGGATCTGGGCAATACGGGATAAGATGCTCTTTGGGGATCTCAATGAAGATTTGTACCTCGACCTGAGGTTCTCCATCGACAACGAATGTGGTAAGAGGATCGCGGTGTTCGAGCCACCCCTCGTAGTAGTCCATCATCCCTTTGCCTAGTACCAATAGGTCTTCGGCGTCGGAGGGAATCTGGAGACCGGAGTTCAGAGTGGCATCGTAGTATGCCTGCAAAGCGTCACGAGGATGCTCGTGGTTACGTGGGCCGTGGAAATCTTCGAAGCAGTAGTGTAACCCCGAGCCTAGCCACAGAGGGCTAGCAGCCTGGTTTGATTGGAGATTGCGACGCTTGGAGTCGGCCCAGTTCCACTTCCTCCGGCACCTACGGTAGGTGATCCGATCGGAGGTTCTGATGTAGGCGGTCCGTTTCTTGGTGGCTGAGGAGAACGTGGATTCGATATACAGGCCGATAGAGTTCCTTGCCTCACCGAAGATATCGATGGGGTCTAGTTCCTCTCGGGCTGTAGTGTCGAATTCGAACTCTTCGTTGTTCATGCCCACCCTACAGGTTTAACACCAAGTTCACATGATCTATATTATATAACGAATGCCTTAGGGAAATCTAGGTCAATTTTATGGTCTACCTTTGTCGAAAACTGTGTCAACCGCGTTTCCGTAACCTAGGCAGGTCGTAGACATCTTCCACGCGGCTAAAGGGCTGGAGGTCCTTCTCCGTCGGAGGTAGGGGCGGAGGCTTGTGTACTTCAGTATCGTACATTGCTGTATAGGCTGAAAGGGGATAAAGAATGTTCTCTACGGACTCTACCAACGCAACACCGTCACCGTTTACCTCTCTCCGTCTCGCTCGGGCCTCTTTGAGCTGGGGGTAGCACTCCAGTGCTCTCAGGTTGTACCTCCCAATGTGACCCCAGATGAGTACTCCCCAGGCTCTCGCCAAGGGCTGGATCTCAGCTCGGGCCCCCGCTATCAAAGCGAGCCTGCGGTAGATCAATGCCATGACGGACTTTCATGATGAACTACGGCTTCGGCTTTACTACGTCGCTATTAAACCTTTTGAACTCTTCGAACATGTATCCGCCCTGAAGCTGGTCAGCAATTAGCCTCAGAGCTGTATCGAACCCCGGTCTCAGTAAAGAACATAAAGCCAGAGCTAGTAAGGTCAGCTGCCGATCTTCCTCGCTGAGACTGATAGCTCTTGTCGTTACATCCGCCATTCGGTCACCTGTTGTCGCGAGCTCGGATTAGGACGTCTCTGAGACGTTTGTGCGTACGATAGACGTCGAGGGTGTGGCCGGCTTTCTCGTCGAGGACAGGAGCCATCAGCTCAAGGTCTACACCCCCAACATGCATCGGGTAGTAATACGAGATACTGGCCGTAGTCGTCATCCTATGCTGACGATCTTCCGCTTGGAGGTTCTCGATTAAACTCCAACTGAACCCATTGAAGTAGGCCCACTCAGCGGGAGTCAGCTCGAACGACTCAGCGAAGGCGATTGAGCAGACCGCGATGCCTCTGGTCTCCTTGAAGCTCTTTGCATGGTCGACGATCTGCTGGGGGTTCATCACACCCCCTCTGAATGAGAATACAGGCGTGTCGGGCAGTCTCGTTGAGAGGAATGCAGAAATGTACTGGATGGCTTCTGCAAATGGAGTGTATACTACGAAATGGTGGTCTTGTGTCTCCTCGATCATATCCCCCAGGTACTCCAGGCTTGCGCCCCACTCTGGGAATGAAGGATCGAGGATCTTCGGCGTACACAGGATCTGCCTTAGCCTGAGGAGCTTGACAAGCTGGTTCTGGGCGATGATGATTTCGCCGTCACTAAGCTCCCCGATGAGCTCGGACTCCAGCTGTTTATAAAGCTTTAGCTGCCGTGGTTGCATCTCTGGGATGCGACGGTCTAGAATGCGCTGCTTCGGAGGTAGCTCAGGAAGGACGTCCTTTTTCTCCCTGCGGATGAAGTGGGGATAGATCTTCCTGCCAAAGGCTGTTGCTGCTGCAGGATTGAGGCATAAGACCTCCCAATGATCCATCTCGTCCCTTTGCGTTAAGCCGAAGGTCTGGACGTAGTTCCAGTAGGACGAGAAGGCCTTAGGATCGCAGAGGTTTAACAGCGCCCAGAGATCCCAGAACCCTTTACGCATTGGCGACCCTGTTAGGCCCCAGAAGTACTCGCACGCTACCTTCTTCAGGGTAGCCCAGTTTTCTGATTTGCGGTTATTGGCTCGATGAACTTCGTCGTAGATGAGTACAGGCAGACCCTTAGGTGCAATCCCGCTGTTGAGGTCGTTGCGTAGGACCTGGATGGTGCAGGACCCAAACCAGGTATAGTCCATGTCCTCCCAGATAGCCTGTCGCTGCTTGGGAGTACCTGTAATGGTCATCGGAGGCTGGATGCCCCATTGATCGGCCTGCTGGATCCATACAGCTTGAGCTGCAGGACGCCCGATCAGCAGAGCAGGCCCCTTCATCCCGATCTCGCGCCAAGCCAGAGCTGCTGTACCTGTCTTGCCGACGCCCATCTCGTCGCCAAGAATAACCTTCTTATTCTTGACAAGCTTCTGGGCCCCCTCGATCTGATAGTCTCGGGGTGTGACCAGTAAAGGCTTCATAGCTATCTCTTGTTGTCGTAGTCGTAGTCGGCCCGAGGTACAGGGCGCGGGACAAGCCGACTATCAGTAGATGCAACTGTGGAATCCAGAAGCCCGATATGGAGCTGTCCGTCCGACCCCTGCTTGATGAACTTATTCTTAGATAGTTCAAGGGCCTGCTCCTCCGTCATCTTCACCGTCGGTCGGCCTTTCGTCATCACGTAGTGGTCTCGCCCTACTACGATGATAACAGTGCATCCTAGGTTGGAGACATTGATCAGGTGCGAGCGCATTGGCTCGTTACGCCAGGCTCTCGGGTAGGCCGGGTCACAGTGGGCGAACAGAACCATATTGTCCTGTACCGAACCCATCAGTACTACGTGAGAAACTTTCGGCTTAAGGTTGTACTCCAGTTTGGGTACGTCATCCCGAGTTAAGGACTGTAGGTAGATGCATTGGAAGGTCACGCAAGCCTGAGGTCTCACAGGGTAGATCCGGCAGCCTCCTCCGTGTCCCGGTTTGCAGTGCTTGCACCAGGTGTTCCAGGGCTTCTCGGGGAAGTCTACCTGCCCCTGGGTCATCTGGGCAACAGCAGGCTCCGGGTCGATGTGCAGCAGCTTGCAACATAGGGCGCAATCTCCGCACCCTTCGTCCGTGTTAACCTTGGCCGGGGTCAGCTGGCTTTGCATAGGCTATTCCTGCCCTGGTGCGTGAGAGGGTGTCGTAGTAGAACTGGTGGAGGAATGACCGCTGGAACGGATCGCGGCCCTGCTTGTGCATCTGCCACATCCACAAGGCTCGACCAGTACGACCGTTGCCGTCCATGTACGGATGTAGATCCTCGAAGAGGAGATGGACCTTCCAAGGATCTTCATCCTGGTTGGCCATCAGGATGATCTCTTCGTACATCTCGACGATGTTTGATCCTCCTGGCGGAGGAATATGGTTGCCGACATAGACGTCCATGCCCTTTAGACGTCTGAGAGGCTTGTCTGGAGCGATTATCTCTTGGAACCTGTTGAGAATGTGCAACGTCATTCTCTTCAGCCCTAAGAGAGACATGTAAGCGGCCGTCTCTTGGATGTCCTTCGGCTTGATAATGCCCTCTATGATATTACTTTCACGGATGAAGTCCTCAAGGGCCTCCGACTGCATCATTCCCCTGATGAAACGAGCTGCTTGATCTTCTCGACTGTCTTGGTTAGAATTCGACTGCATATCTCGTACTGCCTTAGATGTTTCGTCCGCTCGAACTCTAGGTCTGTAGTGTTCTGGGGATTGTCAAGCTCCGAATCAAGGAACTCAACTTGACCCAGCACTAGGTCCTTGATCTCCTTCAGTTCCTCCAGTGTATAGTCGTTGGAGTCGGAGCTCTTCCGACGCCCTCGCCTCAAGCTGCCCTGGGGAGTAGGAGTGGGAGAACCCGAGCGAGACGAGTTGTTCGATGGCATCTTCCCTCCCGGAGAACTCGTAGTCACCTGCCTTCTCCCCCTCAAGTCTTGCTGCCACCCTATTGTTGGGTCCCATAATCCCGGCGACATTGGCCCTGAGGATCTGCTCGAGCTTTCGATCATCGAACTGGCCAAGCCACAATCGGATCTCGCGCATCCGAGCAGCTGCTACCCCAAAGGCAGGTACCCTTATGTACTTGCACTCTTGAGGTACGAGACGATCTACGGCCTCCTCACCCTTTGGGGTCAGTCTCCACGTCTTTGCTTTCTTCTGTACACCACGGTTGGAGGTCTTCATTGACGGCTCACATTTCTGGTGATGAAGCTAGGTCCCAGCGGTGCTCGGTAACCTGATCGGCCCGCTCCTATCTTTGGACAGTCCTTTGCCGGGCATGTAGGAAACGACGGCCCTAGATCCCAACATTTACCTCGGACTCCAGGACACTCCTCAGAGGTCGGAGGAGTCACGGAAGCCGAGGAAGACTGGGTGTCTGGGTTGCTCGAGGGTTCCGACTGGGAGGTATTTATACTTGGCGATTTTGCCGAGGTACTGTTCCTGGTTGTCCCAGATCTCCTTCCTGGTTTCGGCATCAAAGCCAGTTCCAACTTTAGGAGTCCACTCGGGTCTGTGGAGATCTTGTATGACGAGCTTTCCAAGAGTGTTGCCAGGTCGCTTATTGTCCTTATGGCTACTCCTCTTAGTGTAGCCTCTATCGTCGATTGTCGCCTCGTTGTCATTGTGCATCAACTCCTCAAAGCCGGTAACTGTACCCTCAGAGTCCTTGAAGCGCTTTAGCTTCATCATGTAACGTTCTCTCAGGGTCGACCTTCCCTGCTTGTAAGGAGATGCTACCCACTTGAGAATCGCCCCTTCATACCCCTCGGTTACAAACCGTTCTTCCAGTTCCGCCACCTGATCGATTGAGGTCACCAGATGCTGATCTACTAACTCGATGAACTCCGCCCCGGGATGTCCCATCCAAGGTCTGGTCTGTAGGTACTCGTGACGGTCCATGAAGACTCCGTCAAGATCATGCTTGTCAAATACGTAAAACTTGAAGTCGGGTCTGCCTTCTCTTGACATCACTCCCGAGCTCGATCGGGACATAACTCCTTCGCCACAAGGTGCCCCTACCACCAACTCGCCATCTAAGCCTTCGAATTCTGGCCGACTTAGGATCGACCGGATGTAGTAGTTAGGGATAAACTTCAGGGTTCTGGAGACTAGAACTCCGTCAACTACGGACCCCCTAATTCCGTCAAACTTAGTTGACATGTAGAAGGCATCGTTGGTGGTTACGAAGAGGCTCTCCAGATACATTAGAGACGTATCTACTGCAAGCATTGGTTGCCTGAAGGACATCTGTTACGACTCCTGTAAGGGGTAGTAGAGGTCGAGCTCTGCACCGGTGAACCCGAATGTCCAGGCTGCCGCTTGATGTGCCGTGCGCATGTTAGGCGGAACCCGCAAGTAGTAGCGTTTGAACGACCCATCGGGTTCTGGAGAGCGATTAACGACCTCGAGCATGACGTATGTCTCGTCCTCGATCTCGCCCATCGATCTCGCAAGCTGTGCGTTCCTGAACCTCCAGAGGGTTCCCCAGCGTTCGTCATGGCTGATGCGCTTTGCTCCACAGGCGATCACGTAAGCGGCGATCCCTGAGGGCTGCTCGCCGAACTTGAAGCGGTCGATCATGATCCGCCGGACTTCCTGGTTCCCTTCTCGGTTGATCTTGAATGTAGTGATCAAGTGGGGTTTCTCGACAACGAAGTCTGGTACACCGACTCCACTAAGCACATGCATCTGCCAGCCGTCGTGGAACCTAACTGCAGGCCCATTCTCATTGTGGAGCCGATACCTTGTAGTTCCTGTGCCGAGGTCTTGGTAGTGAATCTCTGCAGGACGCTCGCAGCAGAACACGAATGAGCCATAGTCCATGACCCAGTTACATGACCTACGTAGCGCCCATGCAAGATCTGTATAGGAGTGATCGTCTACTGCATGTTGTCCTAACCATGCATGCCTCAGCTTGAGCCTCCGCCCGTAGAACTTGGGGTCAAGCTTGATCTGTGACAGATGTGGTTCGGTAGCTGCTAGGCTGCGTTCAACTAACTCCCCGTCTTTCCCGTTACCCCCCTGCTCAGAGTACAAGGTAGTATCCGGGTTGGTCTTAATCGAGAACCTGATTTGGCTTGCAATGTTCTCCAGGCTCCATGGCCAAGTTCCTCGTAGGACCGAGCCTCCTCTTCTGGTTCCGCGAAACAGGCTGTCTAGCGTCTCGTTCTCCACGGTCGAGGACCAGTGTCCTGAGACTGTCCCCATAGCCCTTAAGCTGATGTCCAGTCCTCGGGAGTCAAAGACATCTGTGGCCTGTCCGATTAGATACTCGACAGGAGTGTCTCCCCGGACCGAGTTCTGAAGTCGCGCAGGTGCGTGGATCTTGGCGCCCGGGCCTGGACGCATCCCTGAGGGCTTTACTGGCCGAGTGCCTTCATGGATGTCGCTGAGGACCTTGGAGATGACGACCATCGCTTGGGGAGACTGACACCAGATGAACTGTGGTTTCTGGTCCAGCCACTCATTTTGGTTTCCATGGACGTTAGCATGGTGGTGGAAAGTGAGGATAGCCCTCTCCGCTGTCGCACGGTCTGCAGGCTGTGTATTGAAGAAGTAGTCGACAACTTCGTTCATGTGTGCGATCGCCTTTCGTTCGATCCCAGCAAGGTTCAGGTATGAGAGGACAATCTCTCCTTTACTGAGAGATGCTACAAAATCCTCGAGGTGACGGGAGGAGTCCATGCCTACAAGTCCCAGCGTGACACGCTAGCTGCGCAACCCTCAGATCGCAGTGACATCGGTAAGGCCCCTCCCGCCAAATCAGGCGTAGCTGCCGTTCGTTCGTGCGAGCGACAGCTAATCCGCCACGCGCCTGATTTCCTGACGACCAGCGTATTCCCGCTGGATCACAACCTCGTAGAAACCCCTGGGCACCTCGATCGTGGTGTGCTCCTGGTGCTCCAGTAAGGCCACTTCCGACTGGACGTCGATGAAGCGGCGGAGGGTCGGATCCATCAGGGGATCGCTTTCGACCCCGTGACGGAGCTTAGCCAGCTCGCGAGCTCCGCTATTGCCGCCTGAGGGGCCTTCGAACATCTCGGCCTCGCCGGCCTTCGCGAACATGTTGACCTTCGACTTATCCGAGAAGGTGTGGTGGTGGCCGGTGACCTCCCCGTACGCCAACGTCACCTTGCCAGTGCGCTGGTCGCGCTTGACCGTCTGCGTCCCGCTTAGCATCATTGGGATATGATCCTTCGGGACTTCCCGAATCAGGACATCGCCCTGCCGAAATACGCGCATGCTACTCGCTCCTCTCTTGGTTGATGTCGTAGTGGTAAATTAAGATTCTTGAGTATATTATATAATAAGTTCCTATGGGACCTCAACAGGTATTTTTTGGGGCCTTTTAGGAGATAGGGCAAAAATATAGCCGGGCTGAACCCGGCTCTTCTCCCTTGAGGACTATGGACTATCTGCGAGAACTGTAGTCTCCTCCTTTATCGGGGAAGGCAAATGCTGCGACGAGTACAGCTATTATAAACAGTATACCGATTGCCCAACACATCATGTTAGTCCTGCTGCTCAGAAGGGGATCTCGTCGTCGTCTATGCCGTTGGACTCGCGACCGGTAGTCAGGTCGACGATAGTCGGAGCCCGACGACCTCGACTGCCTCGACGCTCTGACCTTTTGTGTTCCCGTTCACGCTCGACGGCTTCTTCGACTTCCATCCGGAAGTCCTCGTCGAGGTTAAACCATTCGATGTTCTCGTCGCACCAGATCAGGTATGAGGGCTCCAGTGCCATGATCTGTCCACAGGTGTAATCCTCACCCTTGAACTTGCCGAACTTGACGACTGTCTCTTTGTACCAATACCTCTTCTCACTCAGGTCAACTGACTGTGCCATGTCACTCCTCCTTTATTGGCTGAGCTTCTCCAGCGTCCAGCGTCTGTTGTGGCAGACGTTTTGAATGTACTTGAGGGACTTACCGATGAACTTGTGTCGTGTCGCTAGTATTGGTGCTGCACTGACACAGCGGTTGTCCGATGTGTCGATTATTAGACCTGCTGTGAACTCCTGACACCAGACCTGGTATAGGTCAGGCAGGTCACTCACCTTGATCCACCTCTCCATCGTTGACATCTCCTGGCCAGCGTCCTTGGGACTTCAGCATGTACCTGAGCTTCTGATATGGGATTTTCATACGGTCGGCTAGGTCGGCAACCGGAATTTTGGTGCCGGGATTATCTGGGTCGTCAATGTATAGACTGTTCCGCTTGTTTCTGGCCTGAACGTGACCGTTTGCCCAACGGGTATTGTCCGGCTCATAATGGCCGTTGACCTCAATGCGATCGAATGAGACGTGTTGTCCTGGGCGAAGACCTGCGTCTCGCACGAAGTTTCGGAAAGCCTCAGCCTTTGTCCTCGGCTGTTGAGAGTATGGAGAATAGAGCCATTCTTCATGTACACATATCCCTCTTCCTCCATACTCCCAGTACGAGTCATGCATAGGCTCGTAGCACCTGCGTACAATGTGGTACCAGATCGTATACGTAGTGCGCCTACGCCAATCAAGCGTACGCTTGTCCTTGTAGCGGTCTACTGCCTTACCGGTTGCCATTAGCTAGCCGGGTCCAGGCTCGAACATGGCGTTTAGGTAGGCAGCAGCTTGGGACCCTTGGAAGCTCCAGCGATGGCCGTGGCATTCGATCCGAACTTCGGTATCGAGATGCTGCATGTGGATAATTCGCCCTGAGGGCTCGTGGATGAGTGGCCTAACGAGCCTACCTATCTCGAGCTTCTCAGGGAAGTCCTGGCACATGTCACACCTCGGCATGTGGAAGCCAACTCGAACAGACTCCATGAAGGCTGTCGGTACATCAAACCCTCTCTCGAAGGAAGTCCATTCGTAGTAGGAATTCCCGAGATAGGTCGTGTACGCCTCAGGATTTGCCATCGGACTAGCCGTCAGCAGTTTGTAAAGTCGCCGAGGACCATGATCGGTTTAGGAGGCATGCGGATCCAGCCAGGCAGTCGGCCGATGAACTCCTCCGGGACCTCCAGGAAGAACTCCATCCGAGTGGAGCGCATATCCCAGGTGCCTCCGTCGTACTCGACAATAGGATTGTTCTCGTCGTCGATCCAGTAGGGAGTCTTGCCACAAGCTACCATCTCTGGGACCGGCTTGTCCTCAAGCTTGAAGGCATGGGCGCTGGACATCTGCATGTCCTGGATTTCGACGGCTCCGACTACCTCTAGAGTCCCATATTTGAGGGCTCTGATCTTCATAGTGGTTACTCCTCAGGTTGGTTTTTGGCTAGTTGAGCAGGTTAGAACGGCTCCTCCCGACCTCCGTCTGGGACCAGACTCTCAGGTGCAGGTACCGGTTCGGGATCTGCTGACGGTTGAGGCGGAGGTACCGGTATAGAACCGATAGGATCGAGACGGAGAGGCTTGGCGATCATCTCCTTGATGGCACCTGGCCTGCCTTCTGGGTAGCCGACGATGTCGCGTGATGCCAGAGCCCCTGGACGTTGGCGACGCACTGCAAAGCGGTCGTCGATGAGGCTGTCGGTGATCAAGGCATCAAGGATGATCGCTCCGCACGACATAGCATAGCCCGCATGGTGTAATGCAGTGACGGGATCATAGTCCTTGCCGTCGAGGATCGAAGCGAAGTGGCCTAGCCCAGCTTCGGCGTAGATGCTTAGCTTGACGGCGATGTCACGCCAGTTGACGGGAGCGTACTTGACTCCTCCATCATACATGCAGAACGACATGTAAGCGACAGCCGGCCAAGGAACGACTTGGAAGGGGACTTTGGTGACCCCGATCAGGTCTTTCGGGTTGACGCCCTCTCGCTTACTCCGTTCCCAAGCTCTCTCATTATCGGACTGCATGGTTAGGTTATCCCGCTCGCTTACTAGGGGTGCCAGAGATTCTTTCCTGTTAGATTGCCTGATGCCTGCTCGACATTGAGGGCATACCGACAATCGGTTAGAGCCCAGCTCGCATAGGTGCTCCATCCGAAGTCGGGGCAACGGTCCTTGACTGGCTGTCCCGAGGCTCGGAACGTCTGCCATGCTAGTCTGCCCCAGCCTCGTCCCAGGAATATGCGTTCAACAAACTGTTCAACTGGGTTGAGATGCTCACTGACGATCGTGTCTACTGGTCCGATGTTCGGGTATGTGACTGCTACTCTACACCCTCGCTCGAGTGGAGAGTAGGTCGTCCAACCCTGCGAGCAATCTACGGTGTCGGTACGTAGGGCGACCCATGAGATGGCTGTCGTAGGGATGCCCATATGCTTCGTGCTGGTGATCAACACCTTATCGCCCTGGAGCTCATAGGTCTCCCCACCATCACCGTTGGCGTCGGTGAACTCATTCCAGGGAGAGTAGCTCCAGGTTGTGATCGCCGAAGTCGGGCCAGTCAGGAAGCTGTCTGACGCTTGAGAGTGCCCGAAGTCGAACCTGCGATAAGCTATCGGGTCGTAGTCGTGTAGGGGAGTTGCTACGTTACCGTCGGGTGCTCGCGATTGAGCCAGGTACTGCATAGGGTCGGAGATCCTGACCTTTCCCGGCTGAAGCGGAGCCAAGGGTGATCCTCCGCAAGCCGTTGTGGCTAGGAGCAAAGCTACGATTGCTGACTTGCTCCTTTGCATCATTACTTCCATTCTCCGAAGAGTAGTAGCTGACAGACGTGACGTGTAGCATCCATGGCATGAGGTCTCCCCTTAAGGTAGAGGCCCCATTGTTCTAGCTTGTCGTCAGTTGCGAACGACTTCCCTTGTTGTGCCATCTGCTTGACGATCGGGATCGAACCCAGACGGCAGAAGGTCTCAGCCACCCCGATCAACCGGGGAGTGAGGAGCTCCTGCCAGCTATGTATCTTGGCCTTCCAACTATACACGCGGTAGTTCTCTATGACTACACACTTGCCTGGAGAACGTTGGAGTAGGATGTTAAACTTGTCAACGCCCCATTCGATGATGGAGGTGTTGATCTGGAATGACTGCACCTGGAATTCCGAGCCTGTCCTGGTCCAAACACTGACGCCTGTGGTCTCTCCAGGGTCCAAGCCTATAATCTCGTACGGTAGGGTTTCGACTGGTGGTCGCCCCTTTACCTTTTGGTAGAACTCGAAAAAAGAAGAGCCCGGCAGCTGCGAAACCGCTCCTTCGCCGACTAACTCAGCAAGTGTTAGCGCCTGGGGCGAGTCCATAAGTTACAGCTACCGGGCCAAGTTTTGAGGAGTAACATGTCGCTAGCTCGATAGCGGCACATCACGTCAGAGTGGAAGGTGTTTACGGCACACCCTCCGAAGCCGTCCCTACTAAAACAGTGGAGGTTGTTTCACGCAGCGTCATCTGTTCGTCAGGCACAACCCCCAAAGCCTCGGGAACGGTCGTAGCATGGTCAACCTAGGGAGCACACGCAAACCGCCGTCCTCCAATACCCCGGGTTTGCCTAGGACTTATGCCCACAGCCTACCGCTTCCTCGCCTACCTCCATCAAAGGAGCCCTCGGCGATGCTTGCAGGCTGCGTACCGGGGCGTGCATCCTGTTCATGACGTCGGACCTTGACAACGTTGGACTCGTCGCTGAGTACGGGTCGCTGGCCTTGCCGATGGTTTGTTTCCGACCAACGTACGAGAGCAGGGAAGGAGGCGCTAGCCTCCAACCCATAGCGGCCCGTACTTCAGCTCACTGGCCAGTGATTCGTTACTCCGCGGCGGCTGCCGATGCACCCTGGTTCGTCTGCGAGGCTGCCGGCGACGCGCCAGGCTTCGGCGGCTGCAGCGAATAGGTCTTGCCGTCATCGCCCGTCGGCTTGTCCTTGTCGGGACCGCCGGGGAGGCCCTTGGTCGCGGCGAAGACGATCTGGTAGGTGCACTTGTCGTGCGGCGGGCCGGCGCTCTGGATCTCCTTCACGATCGTGGCGCGTTCCGCCTTCTCGGCCCACCGGCGCTTGATGTAGGCAGCGCGCGATTCGCCGTTCGGCAGCATGATGCGGGCCTGACCCCCACCCGACGCCGTCAGCTTGACGCCCGCCTGCTTCGCCCGAGCAACGACCTCGCGAGCCGCACGCAGCTGCTCTTCGGTCGGCGCCGGCTTGCCGTCGGTCGGAGCCGCAGTCGTCGGGGCAACCGTTCCCGTATTCGCCATCGATCCCGTCGCCAAAGCCGCCGGCGATGTGGTCGTGGTCGACGCCCCTGCACCCGGTTCGCGAATGGCTTCCTGCGGGCGATCCTGTTGTCCTTGTGCCATAACTTGTCCTCTCCTTGATCTAGTACCCATTGAAGCTTGTAAGCTCCAACTTACAAATAGATTATACAATAGATCCTAAGGGGCACGCAAGAGTTATTTTGCGGTTCCTCTAGGGTAAAATTATGGTCCGTGGAAATTGGTCGGGTCACCTTGTCACAGGTCCGTACAATTCCTTGAGGATGGAGGCCTCCAAGTGGATAGCCAGGTCCTTCTGGTCAATGTTGATGGCGTCGATCAAGTGTTGAATGTGAAACGGAAGGGTACGAGTCTCCGGGCCGCGCTTGTTCCACGGTTTGAACTGCAGAAGCACTCGAGGGTCGAGAGCCGGATCGTCCCAGTTGCCTTGGAAGCAGAATGCTCGATCATCGATCGTCATGTTGGCTGCAGGCTTCTGCGTCGGCCATTGTAGGTTCTGCAGGAAGTCCTTGATCGCAGATGGTGTTTGTAGCTCTTTGGTCGCATGTTCCTTACAGTAGAGCTTCATCGCTTGAATGCCTGCCGCTTCTTTTGAGCGTGAGGAATAGATATTCACCCTCCAGTACTGTTGAGCCCTATAGAGCCATTGGAAGACTCCTGGGACAGGAGGGTCAGCTACGATGTGTGATCCATGCCATCCTGAGGTGTAGGAGTGGATGACACCGTCGAAGTCGACACACAGATCTGGTTTGGCTGGCATCATAAAGCCCCTTGGTGGATGGTGCAGAGGATATGACCGCAGGTTTTGCAGGTGGGATAATGCTCGATCGTGTCAAGGTCAACACAAGGCAGAACTTGCCCGTGAGTCCTCTTGGCTCTGCTTTCCAGTAGGAACATAGCTTGCCTCAGAAGGCTGATAGCAGCTAAGGTTTCGTTGCACGGGATCTGGGAGTTCACGTGTTGGAGCCGTGCGATATCGGCACGCCAGTTCTCCTGCAGCGTCGGACCTGAATGATGGCCTACGTTGCCTGGGTAGTTCGGCCCTTCACGCTTGACATATTCCTTGACGACCTTCTCATCGGGAGGCCCGTCTAGGATGTCCAGGAGGTACCTGTGGCCCGGATCAAGTTCCAACATTGTCCTCGTCCCCTGGGGGTTCGCCTACGTATACGGTGATGGGTGGATGCATTGTACCGAAGATTCTGACGTAGACTGGAGCGCCTCTAGCTATAGCCTCCAGCTCGTCCGGAGTAGGTTCCCACGCTGTCGTCATGGTTGGGACTATCCCAGCTGGAGGGCAGTCCATAACCTGGTCTCTGACTGGCAAACCTAGGTAGCCCTGCGACTTACCTAGGACTCTTGTGGCCCCTTGGATACGTTGGATGTTCATCGGGGATCACTACCATCACCATTGAACTGCTCAGGCAGCCCATATTTATAGGTGTACCGTTGGAAGCCTGGTATACTATCGACGCTGGTTTCTCCCTCGATCCAGGCTTCTCCAGGTCCTAATACTGGAGCCTTCAGCCAGTAGACCTTCTTATTCCGGATACGGGCCCAGGCTATTTCTCGCCGGCAGCTCTCACCGATGTAGTTGCCCGGATTGAGGACTAGGATGGCGTCGGACTCCTCAATCTTGGCATAGTAGACTAGATCGAAGATCTCCTTCTGTTCATCCGTCAGATAGCCTTTGCTCTCTCGGTCCTTATTCTCTACTGCTGGGAAGGCTCCCAGACTGTAGACGATGTGACCCATTGTCGTTAGAGCTTTGTCCCAAGCGAAGAACAGACCTTCGAACTTGGTGGAGCCGCAGAGAGTAATCTTCATAGTCGGGCCTCTTAAGGGCAGCTATTGTCTCTGGAGAAGGTACAAGCATCGTACGGGCATGATCAGGAAGAACTTGGAACGCCGCTTCTACTGCACCGATGAAGTCGTTAGGGAACGATGATAGGTAGTTAGAGGCTACTTGGGCACACTTCTCGACTATGGCTCTCTGCTGCCTATACCTTCGGCGACGTCGTTCATCCCTGCGCTCTTGATCTGTGCGTGATGCATATCGAATGTCGTTACAATCTCTACATCGGCCATTCCGGGTCCTTCCTACCTTAAAGGTATCATGACCTTTAGGGCAGAACTGCTTCTTAGGAGGACCCTTACCGTGGTTGGGCATGTATTAGGCCGCTAGAGGAAGTTGCTCAGGCATTGCAGGCATCCGCACGATGTCTCTGTCACGCCACAAGCCTGGTTTGAGTAGGCGGGGATGCCAAGTAGTGATGACGTCATCGAGCTTCTCGGACGTCTGGTACTTGGATTGCTCCGTCGAGTAGGAGTCTCCCTGGATCTCACCAGTGGTCAGGAGGGCAATCTGTGCGATCCGCCTGCCTACTACTAGGGGGATGGAGTACCAGTAGGAGTTGTTCGTGATCTCCATTGTCCAGCGATTGAAGAACCCGATGTCACCCCAGCCAGCACACTTGCATACCTCGACGAAGCTTCGCCCCCAGCTCGACCTTGCTTTCATCATGGAAGTGGCGTAGCGTACGCCCCCGATGAACTCCTGGGAGTGGGCTAGGATGGTACGTCGCGGACCCACCAGGATGATGAGGTCGTCTGGATGAATCCCTGTAGTTAGGAGGTCACGCTGTTCGATCCCCATCCAGTCCGACGAGATATAGGACCTCAAGACTTCCTTGGCTGGCTTTGCTCGTAGGAAATCTTCGTCCTTGCCCCAGACTCGATCGACATGCTCTTTGTCGTACGGGTTGAAAACCATTGCGCGCTTCGGAGTCAGTAAAGCGCGGGCCCTCGTGGCAAGGGACGGACGGTGTTCCTCGTAGTAGAATTCACCAAGGCGAATGTCGTACGAGCTGGTATTGAGTGATTGCCGATCGAAGGGCCAGATGATGACACGACCGTCGTCGATCGCAGCCAGTGTTTCCAGATCCGACATTACTCCCATAGTATCTCTCATCACCTGCTGTGTTGGCGATAGGTCTGTTTGTTCTGGAACGAACCAGCTGACCTGATATTTAGGACCATACTCAAGGTCGAGATCCTATCAGACATGTACTTCCCAAGCTTGCGGGAGTTAGTGAGGATCTCATTGTCCTGGTACTCATCCTGACCCATGCACCAATCAGAAACGTCTCCCGCACCAAACCGTTCTGACTCGCCCTGGAGATTGGGGAATCTGTGGGCTAAGAAGTCTCTGATCCCCTGGAGCACCCAGTCCGTTGCTGCAATCTGTGTTGCTTGGTTTCGCAGGAGCGTCTGACCGAATACTTGACCCGGGGGTGGCGATGGAGGTACTAACTGTTGGATCTCAATAGGCGCTGGTGTTACGTCCTTGGTAGGATCGACCTGGCCTATCACCGACATATGTTCGTGGTAGTCCGCGAAGACCTCTTGCGATAAGTTGTCTAAGTCGAGCACGCGGGATGCTACTGTCAGAGCTTGTTCGAGATGGGCTAGCCGGTGTTGCGTTCGGAAGTCTGGTTCCCACACTTGTTTCAGGAAGAGATGCAGGAACACCAGGTGGTGTGCGACCCAAGCTTCCCTCCCGCCTCTTTCCTCCAGGGTGTCCGTGACCCAATCCCCTTCAGGCTCTCGCTCGACAAAGGCTGTCTTGAAAGTGACCGACCTTTGGATCAAGTCCTCATTGAGGAATGGAGGCTGGATGGCTGTGAACGCAAATGCCGCTCTTACAGGAAACCTCAGCTCGTCAGTGTTCGTGAAGTACTTTCGCATTTCGATGTGCGGGTTGGGCTCAGTGGTCACTCGACATAGCTCGTCCGAGATGCGCTGCTTGAGCTCCCGGTTCATGAAGTGGACGTTGTCCACCACATGTAGACCGCCTGAGTGGGCCAGAGAAGCTTGCCAGTCCCTGATGTCCGTAGGGATGTTGCGCAGTTTAGGCCTTCCTGTGAGAACTTGAAGCCTGAGGCTGTACAAGCTTGACTTGCCAGAACCAGCCGGACCAACGGTGAGTTCAATAGGGAGTTGGAGGCCGCGCCAGCGCAAAAGAAAAGGACTAATGTACGTGAGAAGAGCCGCATATGCTCGCATCTCCTTACCTGTCTCGGTGACGACTGCTCTCTGATCAGGCGGGAGTTCTGGTTCTGAGAGGTCGATCAACCCATCAGAGTTCGGTTGGTCATTGACTGGTTGTTCGGGTGCTCCCATGCCGATGGTCGACTGGTTGATGACCTCCATCCACCATCCGCTTAGCTTCCCAGCATGAATGCTCTCCGAGAGTTGGTGGTCGAAGTGCTCGAGGACTTGTTCGATGTCTAGAGGTTCAACTTGGTCTTGTTCAAATAGGATCCCCTTAGCCCCGTTAGTCAGTACTTCGATTGGGTTCTTCGGGTCGGGGCTGATTGCGAAGTACTGAGAGTCCGATGCTTGATAGGCAATACCGGTGGGATTAAGGGCATCCTCCTTATCGGTAATGAGGCACAGTACCCTACGGGGTGTCACTTCTGAGAGGGGTTCCTCACCAGTGAATTGTGATGCCAACCACGTTAGTACTCTGGCATCGTTCGCAGAGATGCCATACTTCTTATACAGTAGCTGCCCGAACTTCTGCTCGTGAAACGGGACGGTCTTGTTGTCCTGGAGTTTAGCAGGTATGAGGATCGCTGTCTCACGATCGAAGTAGTATGGGATGTTGGTGATCGTGTCGATGAGGCGCATACCTCCGGCGTCTAACTCTGTCAAGATCATCGACGCAACCTGCTGCATCGACTTCCGGCTCATCTTCCCTTGGAGCTGGGTACTTATGAACCCTTTCGGGTTGGGATGCCGAGGGAACGCCTTTGGGTCTTGCAGTGCCCGTTCGATCAATCGCTGGAGTTGTTCCGGTCCTCTGTCCATGATGTAGTCGTCGAGGCCAGTCTTGAACTCCTCCGAGTCCTCGTCCGCTCCCTCCGGTATTGGCTCTTGGATCAATGACGGGAGGACAACCTGCTTGATCATAGTCGCATGGATGCCCAAGAACACCAGCTCATAGGCTAGCATGGTTGCCGCCCGTTGAACCTCGGCCTTGACGGTCCCAACACGATCAGAATCGTACACGATGATCGGGTGGAGCTTATGCTGGGTAATAGTATCGACGAGGTCTCCAAACCCTCTGGCCAATGTCACCAGTTCAGGTACTGACGTATCAGTTGAGGGGAGTCTTGCTCTCACCGGACCTTTACGCCTGCCTCCGCCTCCACTGTCATCGTCGGTTTGACTGTAGAACTCGGTGTCTTCAGGTAGAACAATAGTACGTGATCGCCAAGAGTCAACACCGCTGAGGGCTACTGTAGGATAGCCGAACTTATCTGCACAGGCGGACTTCTTCTCACCTTCTGTGATGATCAAGACTTTCGGACCTGGAGATCGCACATGGCGCTGCAACGTAGCCCGAAAGTTCCTTGGGAAGTAGATGTGATTGGGTGTCTTCGCGGGTTGCTTGTATTTGACGCCGTTTGTCGAGAAGTCGGCGTTCAAGATGCGAGACCGGTAGAATGTCAGGGGAGCTCCCGAGATGTCGAAGTAAGGTATGACGTACCCTTCCGCCTTCATCGGAACTCTACAAGCAGCCCTTTCTGGCGACCCCAGTATCCTAGCCTGGATGTCCCTAGGTTCTAACCCCGACTTCTTTAGATCTCTTACGACTATTAGACTCGACTCGGCTTCAAGCTCGATGTGGCCTGACGTCGGACCTTGCCCTTCTACCTTACCGTTAGCACCATTAAGCCTCTCATTCTCGGTAGTCGTCATGCGGTGCAGGTCCGACTGTGTCGACCTGCCTATAAACCCAGAGGGCGCTCCCCCACGACCTTCTTGTGCCACAGGTTATGTTGTCCTGTCGTAACGTACGGAACAGACAGCCGGCTAGACAGTACGGGAAAGTAGCTCTCCGTTTTCGCTGCTAGCTTCCAGAGAGGTGGCCTGCTCCCTCAGCTGTTGGATACGCTCTTCCCGGTACTTGTCCGACAGGGACAATACAATGATAGTCCGGTAGCGGCCGAGCTCACTCTGGTGGGACTCTTGCCCACGGATGATGATCCCCGAGTTGATCAGCTGCTCCATGATGGGCCGCCAGATGCGAGGGCTGTTATGTGGCCCGATGCCCGCCTGGAGCATGCTGGGGGACAACCTCGGGTAGATCTCCAAGGTATCCAAGATGCGGATCCTGAGCTGTTCTTCCTTGCTCAGACCGGGAATGGGAACTGCAGACAGCTCCTCTTCCACCTCTTCTTCCAGATAGTCGCTCATTCCGTGACTCCTTCGGACTTCAATGATTCTTTCAGGGCTGCAGTGAGGGTGTCAGAGTTCTGCTGGCGGGTTGAAGGTGCATTATAGGCAACCTCCTGCTTGAGCTGCTGGTCCGTCTTCTCGTTCGGAGCAAAGCGGCACTCCTGATATGGTTCGCCGGTAACCATGCATTCTTCAATCTGCTCCTGTGTCAGGTACCCCAGCTCTACAGCCCTTGCTACGGAGAACCCGGTACGGGTCTTCTCCGAGATGACTGCTGTGAAGTTCTCACCTCGGACTATGTGGGTGTACACGTCGATCCTCATGTCCTCAGTGAGACGGGCTTTCAGTCCCGCTTTGTAGTATTTGGTCAACTTGTCAAGCCGATTGTACTCAGCCTGGTCCGGCGCACACATATCGACGATGCCGCCAGCTGTAGCGTTCGAGAGATCTGGCATCCTCTGTGTTGTGCGCGCCATCTGTATGCCTCTACAGGTTTGAATTGTTATCAATTATAAAATATTCGCCTCGAGGTAATCTCGGCCAAAAATATGGTCATTCTTATGGAGGCTTATAGCTGGTCGACCTCTCTGCTAGCCACCTGTCACATAACACTTCGGCAGCCTTCAGAGCCTCCTCAGGCCTCGAGTACTCCCTTTCCCCAAGGATCTTATGCTTCATGCAGCGGCATCGGAGTAACGCTTTGTACCCTGACCTATTGAATACTACGTGTGGAAATAGGAAGTGAGTACATGAGTCTTCAGCAAGCGGCCTTACATAGGTGAACCTAGCAGCCTCAGCTGCTCCCGGCTTCATTACCATCTTAGTCTAGGCTCCTTGGTCCTTCTATCCAGCCCATGTACACGGAGAGGAATATAACAAACAGGAATAAGAACATGCCGCCAGCAGTCAAGCTTAGCCATGTGATCATGAACCTGACGTGTAGTTCTTCAGGGGTTAGCATGAGTCACCATCTGAAATCTACTAGCTCCTTGGCATCAGTCAGCTGCATTCGCTTCATTAGGCTGACGGCTAGTTCGGCATCTCGAAGTCGAGCTTGGTAGATGTGGATTTGGCGGGCCTTCCGGGCAAGGAAGGACGCTTGGGCCTCCTCGATCGTCTTGCAGGCAAATTTCTTGGTCCACTCGTGACAGACGAACCTCTCGAAGTTGCGGTGATACGAGTCTGAGGCCCCTCCTAGTATCACCCCTTTGGGGGTGTGTCTTACCACTGGGAACTCTCGGAGGTGGACCTTTAATGACCCCACTCCGACGACCTCGTCGTACTCGTTGACAGGCGGAGCGTACCTCCTGTCCTCATAGCGATACCAATACTCTCCGACTGGCGATTCGTTCCACTTCATCAGAGACACCCTCTGTAGTACTCGTCCCACATGGCCTCCCAGTACTCGTCGTTCTCTTTGGTACAGGGAGGGCATAGACTCACCATGTTGGGGTCGTTCTTATCGCCTGGCGTGCCTTCGTAGTTGTACATGGTGCGCTGGTGATACCTAACGACACCGATCGTATTGCCGCACCTCTGACAGCCACGTGCCTCCAATATGTTTATTTCGGCCCGACGCCTGGCAATGTCTTGCAGACCCTCCGAGTCGAAGATACTAGTCTTCATTCTCGCGCTCTTCTGTAGGCTACCTCCTCTTCAAGGAGGATACGGATGGACCTGAGGTGATCGTTGATCTGATCAAGAAAGGATAGCTGGTCGGCGATCCGCTTGAGGCTGATGGCCATGCTCGTCCCGTACGCCCCAGGGTCGGTCATGCTGATATCCGGTTCGAGCCGGCTGACCGTTTGGAGATAGGCGTCAACTCGACGGCCTGCTGCTTCACCTTCACCTGACATTGACTGGACCCCATGAGATGATTAGGTAGTAGTCGGTGCTCCAAGCTGGAGCTGCGGAGTCACCGTAGTCAGTTTCACTCACGTGGAACTTGGTGTGGAAACCCCGATGCTGAGCTTCCTCAGCCAGAGCTTGGAACTTCAGAGCGTCCGTCCCCTCGTTGTAGGACAACCGGATCTCCCGGTAACCCTTGTTGGCCTCCTCGGCAATTCTGTCTGCCAAGGAGTCCAGATGAGCAGCAGCCCCTCGTTTGGCCTCAGCTATGGCCGACTGCCGGTCAAGCTCCTTCTGGCGGGCCTCCGCCTGCTCCTTCGACATTTTATCCGACAGAGCCTTGTTAGTTAGCTCTTGCGCCTGGTATGCATCCATGTTGGACCTCTGTATGGTTAGAAGAGGGTGGTGCTAGCCACCCTCTCCCCTTAGTTAGTTCGGCAGTTGGGAGATGAAGAGGCTGTCCGGCGCATTGAACTGCGTCTCGTACCCACTGCCTCCCCAGCCGCAGCCGGAACCCGAAAAGAACTGCGACCCGTTAGAGCTGAGGGTACATAGTATCTCAACGTGGGTCGGCGGGTTGCCGTCCTGGTAGAAGATCTTGAAGTACCCGCCCGAGCCGACCGGTTGCCAAGCTCTTTGCAGGGCCGTCGCACTGGCGCCCGTCCGTTGCTTGTTCTGCAGAGCCCAGGCTAGATTCGTTGCCGTTGTCGGATCGCTGTACCAGAGGTACGAGGTGTTCCAATTTGGCACGAACCCGTTGTTGGTGTCGTAGCCGGCGTAGTTGCCGTCTGACCGGTAGACAGTCCACTGCGTCGGCGATCCCGCTGCCGGGAAGTAGTTGTATGTCTGAGCCTTGGCAGGGGTTAGGCTGGCCAGGCCAAGGTTCACCAGTAAGGCCAATGCACTTAATGCCTTCTTCACGACTTTCTCCAATCAAGTTACGGGTTTGCCTCTCCTTGCCATCCCACGTCGCCAATTTTCACCGTGGGACCTCTCCGTCTCGTGTTTAACTCGTTCTTCTTCGGCCTCTTCTCGGTCGATCTCCTTCATCTCTTCCCACATAGCTAGGAAGGCTTCCGCCTCAGCCCTGTTGATCTGTCGGTCCAGAGCTGGAATCCACAACCCTTACAGTCGATCGACCTTCTCGTCCTCGTCCATTATAGTGCCTCTGGTTCGTTTTCGACGTCTGCCGACTCTTCGATGAGCTCCCACTCGAAGTCGTCAGCAGACCTGTCCTCGATCTCGCCGTCCAAGATAGCCTGCATCTCAAGCATGGCAGCCCCTTGAGCAGCTGTGGCATTTTGGGCCTCAACCACCATCTTGGTTTCACGGGTCGTGGTTCGAACGACGGTTACCTCGAACTGTGGCATGGGGATCCCTAAATGTTAGTGAACGAAGAGAGTCAAGATCACAGAAGTGATCTGCTTGCCGGATGAGTTCATCTGCGCAAGGTATGGGTTTAACTGTTAGAGTGGAGACCACAGTTACCTTCGACCCAAGGTTCTGCACTTCCTCGATCAGGCATCTGAAGTCACTGTCACCAGAGAATAGCACGGCTCGGTCCATGTATCCTCTGTGTGCTGCTCTCAGCATTGTGACCGCAATCTCGATGTCAATGTTGCCTTTGGTGTCTCCACTGTACTGGGTACGTATTGGCTTGGTAATGGTATTGTAGCCATTACGGTCAAGCCAGTCGACTAGACCGAGGACCGGACTTGACTCTCGGTTCTCGCCCACGGCTGTGAAGTAGTACATCCGCGTCAAGTTACAGTTGTCGCTGAAGACCGAGCGGAGCTTGCCGTAGTCGATGTCGAAGGACATAAGGCGGGTAGTGTTATAGAGGTTGCTCCCATCGATGAAGACGAGAGTACGCTCCTCCTTCTTGATCCACTCCCACTTTTGAGTCGTCATGTTAGTAGACACCTCCTGTCTCTTTTCTCTGTTGCTCGGCAGCTCGGGCTTTCTTCTGCCGGTCAGACACGATGTTGAAGCCAGTTCCGTGCATGCCGGCGTCCTTGACCTCCTGGCATGTAACCCATCGGAGGCTGGTGAGCTTGAACCGCCTGAAAGGCCCTGCGGCCCCGAACTGGATGGTAGCGTATTCGCCCTTGATGGTTTCGATCATGCCGATCTGGCCATCAGGGACGACCACCGCATCGAGACGTCTGAATGATAGCATGTTATTCGTCCTCATCGTCGTAGATGGATAGTGGGAAGTTGTAGAACTTGTCTTGAGCCGCATCATAGTAGATGGGGCTTAAGAGGTCTCGACGACGACGGTTGGAGGGCTTCTCGAGCTCCGCTGCACGTTCATCTTGGATTGCCTTCCACCTCCTGAGCCATCCGGTGTGCTTGCAGGCACCCCGATGAGCGTGGTGGTAGCTCGCAGGACAGTCGCACAGGAGGTCCGACAGGTCCGGGTTCGTACACCAGAGGTGGTAGGTGGTGACCGGTATGCCGTCTCCGTCGTCTTCCTGCTTATGGCAGTCCCAGTTGAATGCTCCCCGAGTAGAGAGGTTAGCTGAAGGACCTTCGGTCTCCCGGAAGGTGTAGTGGTAGTTCTGTCCTCGTCTGGTCTTAGCCATCACTCTCTCCATTTGCTCCGGTCGTAGCCGAGCCAGCGCCTAAACTCTGCCGACTCGGTGATGTCCGAGCCATTGCGCTCCGCCAGGATGCGAAGCCGATGCAGGTTGTCGTTCTCCGGACCTGTCCCTCCCCTTGCGTGAATAGCCCCCTCCCAGAAGCCGGGAACCCTCATCAATGAGAAGGGGTCGTATCGCGGTGGTACGGCATGTGAAGGTTGAACCGTGGGCAGCTTCGAGATGTCCAAGCAGTCGAGTTCATTCTGGTCCATTAGCCTTCTCCTCTGTTGGTTTGAATTCGGAGTGCAACCACTCCGGAGACAAGTCGCAGACTGGCCTGATGCACATGAAGATGCCGTTGCCTTGCTTCTCGTCCATCCTATTCCAGTTTGTGAGCATCCACTTCTTGTCCTCAGAGTGGTACCATATATATAGGGATGCTCCAGTCTCCAGATTCATTGCATTGTCGACTGCGTCGTTAAACTTGTCGAATCTCAATCGGACGTTTGTGGTCATGTTAGATGAATCCTACACCTGCTGGTCCTAGTCGACCGTCGTTGTCTGGCTCATCAGGCTGCTGAGGTACACGGATGTCTAAGTAGATGCGTTCCTCCCACCGACGGTGGTCCACGCTGACCTCCATCTTGAGGTTGAGACACTTCTTGATCAGGTCCTCAGTCAGGTCGTCGGGAGAGGCTTTTGGGATCCCGCAGGCCTTCAGCATACGATAGGCGGACGCATAGCTGAATATGTTCAAGAACAGCAAGCGCCCTTCGAACTCGCCATGGTTGAGGATCCGAAGTCTGACCTGAGCGTAGGTCTTTCCAGACCTTATGGACGATTTCAGGTCGTAGCCGATCACCTCGACTTCATAGCTGTCTCGAGGGATCACAGACCACCGATCCTCAACCATGTTACACTCCTACTCCTACTCCTTGGACGCAGCCTCAGCCTTGGCCCGACGCTCGGCGATTTGCTCTTCGATGGTCTTGCCGAGGGTCTTCCACCCGTCGGGACTGTCCAGCAGGATCATCCGCTGCTTGTCGTTCTGGATGACGGACACCCGGGTGCCTAGGTCCTTTACCTCGAAGGCTCCGTTCGAGTTACCTCGGCCGAAAGCCATCTGATAGGCCTTAGCAGGAGTGTCAGCCTTCTCGATACGGCAGTGGTCCGGCATAGACTTCGGACGTACCGCATAGTAGTGTTGGTAGGGCATACTTATCTCCGGGAGGGCTTTTGGACTTTGACGAACGGCCGGTGGTACCCGAGGGCGAACGCGACCCAGTCGATCAGGAAGTTGGAGGGACGCTTCGTCTTGCCGTCCATCCAACGTTCGATCGTCTGGTAGTGAGGGTTTACCTTATGGTCGCTCGCTTGGTAGACTGAGTTACAGACTTGCCCTGCAGTCATACCTGACTCGGTGATCATCCCCCGGATGTCGTCGAGGATGGGATCTACATCGATGAACTTGCCTTCAGCCTGAGCTCCGGATAAGGCTCGCTGGAGGTTATTGGGCCGGCGGTTATGTAGGTTAACTACCTTCGGTCTGGCCACTGGCTGGTTCTCCTGTGGTTAGTTGATGAGAGACTAAGCGAACGTCTCCCAAGGAAAGTGGATCCACACGTGGTTAGGCACGATCATTGCGTAGGCGTCGCATTCCTCCTCCCCTGCGTGCTTACAGAACAGAGCGACCCTCGACACGTTAGGCATAGCCCCCCTAACCGCCTCGAAGGTCTTGCCGGTGTCGCAGATGTCGTCAACTACGACGTATTTACGGTTGTTCGGCATAATGGCGGACTGATTGGGATCGATCATGTAGGCGATCTGGACATCCAGCATGTGAGACAGGAGGGTTGCCGGAACGAGACCTCCTCGGCTGATAGCGACTAGCCCACCCTCGTTCAGGCGGTCCATGATGATTGGATCGGACTTGATCATGGAGGTCAGTACAGCAGCAGAAGCTTCGACGGCATCCCACTCGACAGGGATGACGTTATGGTCCTTGCTCCTCAGAGCTTGTGAGATGCGGTCTCTGATCCTAGTAGGTTTTGTCTGCATCGTCGTCGTCCTCGTTGTTGCTTTCGATAGTAATCTGGTAGCGAGCCCCTTGTGGTGTCAGGGTCGACAACGTGTCGATAAGATGGCGCTCTACAGCTGAGAGCACTCTCGAACGCTGTTCGTCGGTGAAGTCGATAGGTACCCTGACTACCACCCGTTTAGTAGCGATGGTAATCAGGTTGCTACTGAGCCTGTTCTTCATGTCTCCCCTATCTCAATCGGCTGACTGATGATGAGGACCCGTGCGACCCGTGTCCTCCGCTCAGAGCGATCGCCAGTATCAGGCTGGTCGCTACTATGTAGATGACGAAGAACACCGTGATTGGTGATACCTTCTTCTTAGGTGGTAGCGTAGAACTGGAGCTCGGTTGGGACTGTGGATCGAAGACTCCTTCGTTGGTCATGACTATTGGGAACTTGATACCTGTAGGTCCGAATCGATTCTTTTCAGCTACGACTGATCGGTTCTGCCTACTGATCTTAACCGAGACGTCTACGTCGTGCTCGATCGATCCCGGTCCTGCGTATCTTCCCGACTTGGTCTCGTGACATGTAACTACTACGCACGTACCAGTCCTCTTTGCGAAGTCAGCCAGCACCGTAATGGTGTCTGTGGCTTTACCTCTCATCCTCTGAATCGAGTCGACGACGATGAGGCTTCTACCGTCGGCCGCCCTTAACGCTTCTCCCAGGTTGTTGGTCTCTAGGAGGTGGAGGTTGCCTCGTAGCTTCAGCCTCAGAGCACGCTGCCCAAGACTCAGTGCTGACTCCTCCGACGATATGTACAGAGAGTCAGGTACGTTAGACGCTGCCTGCATGAGGCTGGTTGACTTGCCTGAGCCTGGCTCTCCATGGACCATAACGACTGATCCAGCTGCGAAGCCTCCTCCCAGCACGTTGTCTAGCCATTTGATACCTGCCGGTATCCTCTTTGGTGGTCCTGTTCCCACAGCCTCTGCGGCTGTGATCACCCTCCCTTCGTAGTAGCGCGGGCTAGTAGTAGCCACCTCGTCAAGACTGCCGTATAGAACTTCAACGCCTAAACCCAGACTCATGCTTCACCTCTTCGACGAGACGCACGAGAGTTCTGAACTCTTGGTCACTGAACCTTTCGCTCACTGAACACTCGTTAACTACGTCGTTGACGATGTTGACAATGCCTCGAACCTGAAGGTACTTCTTGAAGAGCTCCTTGTAGTCAGGAGGCAGAGGCTGCTCCTCATCCGATACCATGTTGAACTCTCCTTTAGCCGTAGCGGTAGTCGCCTGCGACTCGGTAGGACTCCCAGTCTCCGTTCTCACGGGCTGCCAGCTTGCGGTCTTCAGCGTTCTGCTCGAGTTCCTCAAGACGTTCCTTGGTTATGACCCGCTTGCCCTTGCAGGCTCCACAGGCGATGTTGTACATCCCACTGAAGTACTCCTGCTTGAAGTCAGGATCGTCTCGGAAGTCCTCGGCAGTTAGCCCGTGGGCGTCGATGTTCGGGTTGACTGTCTGGCCTAGGCCATTGCACACGGGACAGACTTCGTACGTGGTCTCGCCCTTCTTGACCTTACTGTCGTCGTCTGGGGCAGTACCGTAGTTGAGGCATTCGCCGACGTCTTCACACTGCTCGGGATCGACACAGTCGCTGCAGATCTTTATCGTCATGATGGTGTTACCCTTCTCGCTTGCGGTTCTGGAATGCGTCGAAGATGCTTCTGAAGGTTTGGTCAACGTCGGACAGCAGGTCCTTCTCGCTGTTCGTTAGTGGGAATCCCTTGTCCCTCGAGCGTAAGATCACGAGGGACAGCTTGGTGTATAAGCGTTCAACTGCTTGGTCTACTGTTCTGTAGTTTGCCGTGTCGGACCAGTCTTTGAGGTCCTCAAACGTAACATGCTTGATCTTACTGGCCTCAGAGAGTTTGAACCGGTCTGCGTTATCATTGCTTTGGAGCATTCTACCAGCCTCTTGGCTTCACCGTGGAGACGATAATCCTTTAACACATGATCTGAAGGGCGTCTATGTATGGGCTTCCAAATGCGCAAACGTTCAATCTTCTTTTGTTCCCACGCCTCTCGAATGGAGCGGCACGAGGGACGATCTAACCATGTTAACTTGTACATGTAGGTCTTTTCGACGTAAGGGTCAAGGTAAACCCGTTCGATCTGATACTCGCCTGTCATGGCCAGAGGCTTGATGTAGTTCCGTGCTTGCTCTGCAGAGATGAACACACGGATGACAGTCAGGCTCTGTTTATGCACGACACCGAAGTAGATCTTCTCCGGGTCTACCTTGCCCTCCGTCATCGGGCTAGTAGGAGACCGTGATCGTGATCTCCTTCGGCGCCTCGCCGTTAAAGGCGGTCTTCCTGATGTATTGTGTGCCGATCTTGCAGCCTGGGCTGTTCGGAGACTGGTAGGTCCCTCCCCGGCCGTCTGACTCGCGATAGAATAGGGCTCCCGGAGTCGTACGCTCCAAGATCAATTTCACGTTGAACTCTGACATGACTTACTCCTCGACTACTGGTTTGGGGAGGCGACGGACGAGCGCGATGGTGCGTTCGTCGATCTGCGCGCGAGGCCTCCCAACCCCGCGAGCCCCCTGCTCGGATTTTAGGGGACGCTGCAGAACATTGTTTACATGTTGAGGGCTCATGGGGTAGCCCCTTAACTCCGATATGATGTGGGCGATCGCGGAGTTCTTGAACTCATACCTGTGAAGCAGGCGGATCTTCGCTGACCATGTAGGTGCGTCGAATAGCTCCTTCGTGATCTGATCGATCTCGTCCACGTCCATGCCCGACTCGACCTCGGACCCCGGACCTTCAGTGTTTTGTTTGCTCGCCTGTGCCACTGCTCGTTCTCCTCAGGCTTGTTTCTCGTTGCTTGGTCAACTCTCGTGACAGATGATGACGTCGCCGACGATCTGGTGGGTGGTCTCCGGAATGCAGATCGCATGGTAGAATACCGTAGCCAGTTTATTGACTGGCTTCTTCGGTTTGGTTGGCTTGTTCTGGAAAGGCCCACGCTCGGGATGTTCGAACATCTCCTCCATCGTGACGATGTTGCCTTCAGCGTCGATAGTGTCGAACTCCCATCCTAAGTCGTCGACGATCATCGTCAGGTTGTGATCAGGATCGTCCAGAGGGAGGAGCTTGCCGATCTGTACACGATCGAACGAGTCGCAGGACATTAGTTTCTGCCGTTCCTCATAGTTGGGAATCTTGTCCAGCATCCTGGGATCCCCTTCGGCAGGTAACAGGAGTGCCTTCCCCTTTGGGATGGTCTGCACTCCCTTTATCTCGCTCCAAGGCATTGATTAGTCTCCGTAGGCTGATTTCATCTCGGACTGGAATATCTGGCTCTTGCGTTCCCAATCAGGGTCATCCAGCTTGACCAACCTGGACTCGACTGTATGACCTGTGGACACCTGTATCACGGACATCCGAAGGTCATTGCCGTACATGACCGAGTTGTACCAGTAATGTCCTTCCCGATCGAGGTTCCACCTCTTGTGGTAGGCCTCGTCGATAAGGAACTTGGTACGGCTCATCGTCGTGTCTCAGCCTCGCTTGAAGGGGTTGACGACCGGGAGGGCTTCGTCGTCCTTCCGGTCTTCCTCGATGAGGGTGCGGATGCTGGTAAAGTCGGGCACCTCTCCGTAGCTGGTGTGGACGTTCATGAGATCCTTCACGTCCAGGGAGTCACCTTCCACCTTGAGCTCACGTGCCTTCAGCAGTGTGAATCCGTACCAGCGTTGGCCGGTAGGATCGTCGATGCCGTTCTTCCCGTGCAGATCGCCCTTGTTGTAAGCGAGCGCACGGACGTCGCCTTTATCGTCCAACCCCACCAGGTATCGCTGGCGCTGGATTGCAACCCAATTGAGTTCTACAGCCACGGTTGTTACTCCTCTAAGGGTTTTGGGCAAATTGTTTTATTTTAATTATAACATAAGTCCATATTGGACATCAAGAGTTATTTTTTGGAGCTTTGAAGATGGACAGGTTAATTGCCCTAGTTCTTTTGAAGTGAGGTAGCCCGTGCTATAGCGGGGCCTCCGGCACAGGGCGGGGGAAGGGGGAACGGAGGTCGTGTCCCGAGGGTTTTAGAGCCTGCCACAGTGGATTGCCAAGAAGGTCTTACGTGCCGCATTCCTGTCACCGATCTTCTGGAGGGTCTCCAGGTTGAACTGGACCTGTTTGTAGCCTATACCGTACACCTGGTCAATAGTGACGAACTTCCCTGTGTCTTTTAGGAAGGACTGCTGCATGCAGACCAGCGCCTGCTTGATGGCTGCTTCGTCTTGGGCAGCCTGATTGTCTGGTGTCGTGAAGACAATTGCTAAGAGGCATGCGGTTACTGCCGCTGAGATTCCTGCCGCTAACAGGATGTTGCCCCTATTTTTGCCCGGCACCGCCCATGAGTCGGAAGTGATCGGGGACGGGATGACGTCTACGGTTCCGTCTGGCATGATGTTAATCCTCTGGTGTGCGGAGTCGCATGACTGCGCGTTTGTATCTGTGGCCTAATTCGTCAGTTGGCCATTCCCAATGGTCGAACACGTATTTGGGTTTAGTGGTGGGGGTGGGGGAAGAAGTAGAGAGACGCGACCGCGAGGAGGGCAAAGAGGAGGAACCACTTGAGGGCTTCGGCAATGAACCACCACTTCCGCTGTCTACCGGCAGGTGTTTTCTGGCCCCTTCGGTTTTCAGTATTTGCCTTGTAGTACTCTCCGAACCGAGGTACATCTCCGGGCCTTTGTTCCATGCTACACCCACCCTTTGCTGCTTCTGCTGTATGTCCGCTTTAGCCAGGTTATCCCCGCAGTCCTTGCATGTGTCGAACCCGGCAGTACAACGGCTTTCGGGGTATTCGGTGCCACAAATGCGACATATTGCCATGGGCGCCACTCACTGAGGAGCTTGCGGATCTTACGGTTCAGACGGCCTTCGAAGACATATGTCTCATAGTTCCCGTCTATTGCTATCCATCTGGCGCATGCGAGTACGGCCACGCACTCAGCTGCAGCCTGGAGGTTCATATTGCAAGGCCTGCAACAGGGACGAAGGTTGTCAGGCGAGTCACTTCCTCCCCAGCTCTTGGGGAGGATGTGGTCACGACTGTACAACTCACTAGGTCTGCGCCTCTTACAGATGGGGCAGGTAAAGTAATCGTCAACCTGCCGCAGGTCTACTTGCATGTTGCTACTGCTCGGTCGGGGTGATGTGGTCGCTGTAGTTGGTGTCGATGTCGGCTTCGTATGGAGTGAAGCCGTTGATGATCTCACGCAGGTGGTTGAGGAACTCGTGGAGGCTGTTGTGCTCCTCCCCCGACAGCTTGTGGGCGAAGACAACCAGGGCATAGGCTTCCATGTAAGGGAGCTTGCCCATCTTGGGTGTGATCCGATGCCACTTCTTCTCCTCTGGTGGCTGAACTGCGTCTTGGATCTCCTTCAGCTCGAAGGCGGCAATGTAGTACCGCTTGATGTCGTCGAGGAAGCGATCGAAGACGATCCCTTCGTGCTCGGTCCAGCCATCGTAGCCTTCGTGGAGGGTATCCTGCACGTAGTCCGAGAAGATTTGGCTTGGTATGTCGTCGACCCTGACCTTCGATAGCTCCGGATCGAAGAACGACTTGATCATACCGTGGAGGTCCGCCGTCTCCTGATCGTCGAGGTCGTACATTCGCTTCAGGTCCTCCGGGCTGTATTCCCGGCGATCCTCGAGGACGCCCGTCAGCTCCATGTCGTCGAAGAGGTCTCGGAGGCTCGGCCTTGGTACCTGATGTTCTGTTGTCGTCATCTGTTACTCCTCACTACCGCCACGATTGTCATCGTCAGAGAGTCGATACGTGGCCTACGCTCTTAGGGGCTTGCTGTTATTGTTTCCCCTTTCGACGTTCAAATATCGATGCGGGTGTAGGGAATGCCTGCGGCTTGCAGAATGTTGGTCAGAAGGCCTATCGCGATGTCCGAAGGCATATGGGTGTTACCGTCGGAAGTCGTACGGTGGCTCTTATCCCTGAACTCTACCCTGTTCATCTCGAATTCGTCCCACTCGACCTCGTCGGGGTTCAGATTGCTCAGGTAGACCGTTGCTCTTGCACGGTCTGCCTTATCGGCTACTCCAATGAACAGTGCCATATGGTTACTCCGGTTTGATGTCGAGGTATTCGCGGAACGCGTATTCCCAGTCCTCCCTGCTAAGGAGGCTGAGGTACATCAGTGCGAGGTCTGTCTTTGTGTTTCCCTCCTCCAAGAGTTGTATGGTTGCCGTAATCTCGTTCGGTCGGAACTTCTGCAGGACCTCCTTGTGGCTCTTTTGCGCGATCGCTAGGATCACCTCCGGCTCTTCGTGGTCTTGTGCCATGTTTACAGCTTCTCTGTCTTGGTGACACGCCAACCGAATGAACGCCACCGATCGGTTGTAGGGCTAAGGTTGGAGGTCATCAGCGTCACCTCCCTGTTGACCTCAACCATCGGATTGGTGGTGTCGGGATCGACGTCGTCCTGGTACTTCGGATGAAGGAGCCAGCTAGCATCCTCACTGGCTGCTGGCCAACATGCGTCTCGACGAAGCATGTCGGTTGGGAAGCTCCCCTTCCCTGTGACAGTGAACTTGCAACCTCTTGGCATGATGTATGTTACCTTCCTGGTTGATCGTGGTCAACGATGATCTCGTGGATGACAAGGTTACTGTCCTCCTCGAAGACACTAGCCTTGAACACCCTAACGACGCTGGGATCATCTGATCCGTGGGAGACCCATACCACGTCTAGCGGAGACTCTGCAGGGAGCGATGCATTGTCGTAGAGGTACGTAGCCTCCGCCTTCGCTTTCTCCAGAGTGCTGAAGATCTCCGGACTACTGAAGTGGCCTGTGTCCTTCATCTCCAGAGCCATCATGAACACTGTTTGCATGGTGAACTTGCCCTTTCGGTTTCGGTACAGGTGTTTTATTTATATTATAACATAGTTCATATATGGAAATCAATATGTTAATTTGTGGGCTTTAGAAGTTATTTGACCTTTAAGCAACTTAGTAGCTTGAATGGCGAAATGGCACAACCCCGGACCATGGCGGGTCCTCCGAATAGTAGTTCGGACGTTGTCAAGGTCCGGGGTCATGTCGGCTACTTGAACAGCTGGAGGTTCAACGCACCTACGATCTCGTGGATGTTCAGGAGAGTGTGGCAGCAGTCTTCGACCGCTTGCTCCTCTCCTTTGATGCCACGTTTAGCCGTTAACTCGTCCTGTGTGTTGTCATGGAGGGCTAGAAGAGCCTTCTCCAGGACGATGCGGTTCTGTACAGTGAGGACTGCCATTTTACCAGCGCCTCCGGTTGGCCCAGGTGAGGACCCCTACGAG